ATGAGGCGAGCAGGGGCGATCAAGCCGCACAAGCGCGCTGGCATTTGGTACCTGGTGCGCCGAGTCCCCAAAGAATTTTCCCATCTCGATACCCGCGAAATCGTCCGTCTGAGCACCGAAATCGCCGTCGCTGATGACCCTCGCGCAATCCGCGCCACTCAGCGGGTCCAATCCCTCAATGTCGAACTGGAAGCCTATTGGCGCGGGTTGCGCGACGGCCAGAGCGTCGAGGCCAGACGCCGGTTCGAGGCAGCACGCAAGCGGGCGCTGGATCTGGGCTTCGTCTATCAGAGCGTCGACGAGCTCGCCGCCGGCAAGCAATCCGACCTGGTCGCGCGCATCGAAAGCCTGCTCGATCGACGGGCCGTCGACAACGAGGTCGAAGTTGCGGCCTTGCTGGGCGGCGAGGGCAAGCCGCAGTTGATGGTGTCCGACCTGGTCAAGGAATATGAGGCCATCATCGAAACCGAGCTGGCGGCCAAGTCGCCCGACCAGCTTCGGCGCTGGCGCAACCCGAAGAAGCGCGCCATGGACAACTTTATCGAGGTGGTCGGCGACAAGGCGCTGGCCGACTTGACGCGGAACGATGCCCTGACGTTCCGCAAATGGTGGGCAGACCGCATCGCCGACGACGATTTGAAGATCAGCACGGCCAATAAGGACTTCGGCCACTTGCAGAAGATGTTCACCACGATCGAGATGGCGCACCAGGTGCAGTTCAAGCCGGTGTTCGCCCGGCTGCGCTTCGGGGGCGAGGACCGCGACAAGCGCAGCGCCTTCGATCCCAAGTTCATCCAGGGCGAGATCCTGGCCGATGGCGCGCTGGATGGACTCAACAGCGATGCGCGCTGCATTATCTACCTGATCGTGGAAACCGGTATTCGCCTCTCCGAGGCCTGCAATCTGCTGCCTGAGCACATCCATCTCGACGCGCCCGTGCCCTATATCCATGTCACGGCCGGGGACCGCGAGCTCAAGACGCCTTGGTCGGACCGCACCATGCCGCTGGTGGGCGTGGCGCTGATGGCGATGCAAGAACACCCCGAGGGATTCGAGCGGTACCGGGACAAGGGTGCGTCGTTCTCGGCAATGGCCAACAAATTCTTGAAGGGTCACGGTCTGCTGCCGACCGACAACCATTCGGTCTATAGCCTGCGGCACAGTTTCGAGGACCGGCTGACGGCGGTGGAACCGCCCGAGAAGATCATGGCGGTGCTGATGGGCCACAAATACAATCGGCCGCGCTACGGCGAAGGGCCAACGCTGGAGCAAAAACAGCGCTGGCTGCAGAAGATTGCCTTCACCCCGCCGGCGCATGTGTGACCTCGCGCGTCATCTGGGCAAGAATGCGCTGGGCGCGATCGCGGGCCGACGGTGCCGCTTTGCGGGCTTCGAGCTCGTCGGCGAGGCGATCGAGCAGGGGGCCATAGACCTCGCCATGCCGCAGCACGATATAGGCCATGGCATGAACGGCCTTTTCCAGGCGCTCAATGCTGACATTATCGGGCTGGGCGGGGCGCTGGGTCACTGGACCGTACCCTCCTGGATCATGGATTTAGTCGCCGCATCATAGCGCCAGCGGGATGCTGGGCCCCATGTGTAGCCGCCGACGATGGTGTCGCCGGCATCGAGCGGTTCAACCCAGAAGCCATCATCGCCGCGCACCAGGTCGTCGATGCTGAGGCTGATGGTGTCGGGCTCCCCGGGCAGCCAGAACTGCTCAGTGCCCTCGGGAAATGGCGCATCCAACGACCATGTGCCATCCTCAAGGACAGTAAGCGTTCGGTGGCCGTGATTTTCCACCCAGGAGAATTTAACGTTGGTGCCGTCGGTCAGCCTGATCGGCCCAGAACCGTCCGGCTCACCCTCAGGCGACCAATCGAGCGGCGCCAGAAAAGCGCCTTCGGCGTCGAAGCGCAGGAAATCGGACGGGCTGGCAGACGGCGCCGGCGTCATCTCGTCTTGCCAATCCACGGGCAACCATTTGCGGTCGGGTGCGCAGGTCATGACATGCTCCTAAAAACTTCAGCTACGCGAGTAAGCTGTCTCATCAGTGCATCGGCGGATCGATGCCGTCGGCACTCCTTGGTGAAATTGACTGCCACACCGTGTTCGTTGAGCAGAATAGACTGGCGGCCGTAGCAGTCGACAAAGCTGGCCGTCGTGATGTCGCGGTAGTCGTCCGTGGCGATTAGAACTGATGGGGATATCATCGTCAGTGCCTTATGAACGCGATGCGCCGATTGGTCTGCCAGCAGAGGGCGCAGGTCGAGCAGGACTCGGTCTGGCCCATCTGCGCTGGACAAATGATGGCGTCGGCCGGGCGCTGGCCGGCGTGCTCGATCGTCACCGTTGAGCAGGTATCGACCGGGGCATTCGAGAACCGGATGGCAAAACGCTCCCAGTGCTCCATGGCGAGCTCAATGAGCGGGCGGGCAATGGGATCGGTTTGCGCCCAGCGGGCTGAGAAGCCGAAGACATGGAGCGCTGGGTGTGCCGCCAGCAGGCGGCGCCAGAGCTCGACATAGGCGGGCGAATAGAAATCGCCCAGCACATGCAGCCGCACCGCGAAGCCGTCAGGATGCTGGCGCGCCAGACGAGCGACCTCGATCGGCAAGCGCTTTTCAAGCGCTGGGCCGTGCTGCCAGCGCTGGGCCCAATTCATGGCATTGCCGTAGCAGGCGCGCCAAAGCTGACATTCGCTGGGGCAGGTGGCCCGCTCTTCCAGGGTCAGGCAATAGACCGGGAAGTCTTTCCACCGGCCCTTGCGGATCTTCCCGCCGATCTTGGACTGGTGGCGTCCACTCTTGAGCACCCAGCGGTCGGTCAGCGGCTGGACGGAGCTAGGATAGATCGTGCGGCCGTCGCGGATAGCCGGATGATCATGCGGCGGCATCTTGGCGGTCTTACCGGACACCGGTTCGAGCAGGAAACGCGACTCGGTAATCTTGCGCGGACCTTTGCCGCTGCCAGGCGGGCGGCCGCGCGGGCGCTGGAGCGTCTTGCGCGGCGGGATGGAGATATCGAGCAGGGTCAATCCAGCATCCCCCGGTTTGGCGACTGGTCAACGGCGAGCGCCACCATGATGGGCTGTACCCAGATCGGCTGGCTCGAGAGGACGAAGGTTTCGCCGCTCAGCGCCAGGAGCAGGGTGGTCGCCATGACCGAGGCGATGGCTTCGGCCGCGTCAGGCGGCACGGCGTTGCCGATGCGCTCGCGCCACGCGCTGTCCGAGACGCCATCGAGCACCAGCACCTCGTCGGGGTCGACGAGGCTTTGCAGCGCCGCCAGCTCGAGCGTTGTGAAAGGGCGATGCCATGTGTTGTCGAGCGCCCGGATGACAGCGACCAGCCGGTCTTTCGGCTGCGGCAATTCGATGATCGGGTCACCTTCGGCGTCACGCGGGTCGGCAACAGACCAATTGCCGCGATCATGTTTGCCATACGCCGGCACGGCGCCCGCCGAGTCCTCCCACGGCACTACGCCGTAATGGCCACCGGTTTTGTAGTGCTCGCGGTTCGCGTTGAGCCCGACCGGCCTTGGATCGGCGACGGCGAAAGCGCCATTGCCTGTCGCCGAAGCCGCAATCACGGCGCCAGCTGCTTCATCCATGCCGGTGACGCGGTATTTGGTCTGCTTGTAGTCGTCGCGCTGGGCTGGGCGCGGATCTGCGACAGCGCCCCCGCCCGAACCGAACCGGGCCCCAACAACTGTGCGGCTGGGTTCTTCCCAATCCTGCACAGCCATCTTGCTGCCATGGGCGGTCTGCTCGTTCCAGTTCATGCGGGGGTCGGCGACGCACTGGCCCCCAGAGGAAGGACCGTGCCCTGCAGTGATGGCACCAGCCGCATTGTCCCATTTTACGACGCGAAAGACGTTGTTGAAATGCGGTGTGCCCGAGTGCCGTGGATCTGCGACGGAGAACCCGCCCTGACCGGGCGCCTTGACGTTGATGACGGCTCCCGTCGTCTCGTCCCAGCTCCGCACGCCATATTGCTTATAGTCCAGCCCTTCAAAGCGCGGGTCGGCCACGGAGAACTGACCCGATGCCGGGCGGCCGTTTGAGGTGACGACTCCTGCCGGTTCGTCCCACGGGCGCACACCGAGAGAGCCATTGTGCGGATCGGCAAGGCCACGCGGGTCAGCGACGTTGAAAGCACCGGTCGTTGCGCCCGCTTTGCCAGTGATTGTGCCGGCGCTGGCGTCCCATGGCAGGACAGAGAGAATGTCGTCGCGCCAGTGCCCCTCGGGCATGATGCCGAAATCGGTTAGCACACCGTCGGCGACGTGGAGTTTGTTGAGGCTGCGCCAGTCGGACCCAGCTTCAACAAAGGCCAGCCGCACCCATGTTTTCCATTGCAGCGCTGGCATGCGGTGCATGACTCCGCCGGCAGGGTCACCGGGCAGGGGCAGCTTGTCCAGGATCTCGCCGACGCCGCGCAGGCGCTGCTTTGGCGGGGTGAAGAGGAAGGGCGGCACCTTTACGCCATGGCGCGCGACCAGCAGGAAGCGCTTGCGGCTCTGGCCCAGGCCCCCGAGCTCGCCACAATCATGCGTGGTTTCGGCGACCTCATAGCCATAGGTGCGGAGCAGGGAGCAAATCTGGTCGAGCAGATGGCGGCCGCGCTTGGCGATGCGCGGGACGTTCTCGAACAGGATCAGCCCCGGCGGGTCATCCTTGAAGGCTTCGAGCATCAGCCAGACGCCGCGCAGCGTGAGCTTGTTGAGCGCCTGGTATTTGTCGGTCTTGCTCTGGCTCTCAGGCAGCAGGCCGGAAAAGCCCTTGCAGGGCGCGGACAGGAACACGACGTCGGGAAACTCGCCGCCCGCGGCGCGGCGGATATCGTCGGCCCCCGCTTCACGCCAGCCCGTCGGGGTTGGGCGACCATGGAACGCCTCATATTGCTCGGCGTCGAACAGATCCATGACAGTGCCAGGCACGCCGGCGGCACGGGAGAAATCGCGGATTGAGGCCGGGTCGACGTCGATACCGCCAATGCAGCGATAGGTGGCTGAGAAATTGCCGACCTTCGCCTTGCCGCGATTGAACCCCTTGGCGCCACCGCCCAGGCCACAGAACAGATGGAAGTGTTTGAAGACGACAGGAATGGTCACCGAGGTTCCTCGCTGGGTTTTTGTTCTTTTGGCGCTGGGGGACGGCGATCCTTGAGACGGCCTTCGGCTTTGGCGCGGCGGGCAATGGTGCGGAGCAAGCCGCGTTCGGACTTGGCGTTGGCGGCTTTCATTCGGCGGCCTCCGCCCGGCGCTGGCGAACAAGCTTTTTAGGCGGGCGCTCCATCCCCTCGAACAGACCGCCGCGGAGCCGGGCAACCGGCGGCAGGTCCCGTTCGGTCTGAGGGTGTCGACGGCAACTGTCTTTCCAACTGACCCAGCGCACCGGCACTTGATGCGACCGCCTCGGGCCATGTTCGAAAATGTACCAAGCGAAAGCCATCGCGGCGCTTGTGAGCTTTGGCCCCTCGTAGCCGTGCCGGTGCATCATTGGCAGGCGTTCGCCAATGATATGGACCCGGCGCAAGCCAACGGTTGGAAACCAGCGCATACGGCCCTCGCTCTCAAGGAACGCCAGGCGCAACAGCAATGCCACATAGGGCGCGCGTTCTACGGCCCGCTCGACGTAGCTCTCGACGATGTTGAACGGCGGATTGGTTACGATGCCAAATTGCCCTTTGGGGGCAAACTGACCGGCGACGTTCTCCAAAAAGTCGACATCGCTGGTGCTGTCAGGGCACCCCCAATCATTAAGATCGGTTGCGACGACGTCGAAGCCTCGGTTGCGTAACGGCACAACTAAGGCGCCATTGCCGCAGCTAGGCTCCCAAAGTGTCCGGGGCAGGCGCCTCCGTTCCGCGACCAACAGCGGCGGCAGAGCCGCATAGGGAGAGGCATAGAAGTCGTCGCCTCGTTCAACCCGAGTTGCCGACATGTTGCCTGTGAGCATCTTCATGCCGCGCGTTCCCCATAGGTGTCAGCGACCAGCTCGCCGACGATTTCGTCGATCAAGGCTTCTGACCACCACTTTGCCTTGCGGGCATTGCCCAGCAGGGCGCTGGCCTGGGTGGGATCGTCAAAGCGCAGTAGGCGCGCCAGGCCGATGTAGCTGGCGCCATCGCTGACTTCGTGCAGCACGGCCAGCGCCACCAGGCGCGCCTTGGAGTGGCCCTGCTCTTCGAGCAGCGTAGCGCCATCCTCGCCCAGCGCGGCGGCAGACCGGACAACGGCACGGGCAAATTGCTGGGCGCTGGGCAGGCTAGACATTGGTGGGCTCCTGGATTGTGAGGCGATAGCCGCCGCCGACAACGTTCTCGATGCTCATGTGCTCGGGCAGGACCTTGCGCAGGCGGCCGATATGGGTCGGCACGAGGCTGTCGGAGGCGAAGCGGCGTCCCAGCGCGTTGTTCAGCAGGGCGCCAGCGCTGTGCCATTCGCCATCGGCGAGCTGGGCGAAGAGTTTGGACTGTGTCGGGCTGAGGCCTGCGGGCGGGGTGAAGGTCATGCGGGCCTCCCGAACACGGTTGTGCGGCCAAGTTGGGCAAGGCAGGCGTCCGCGCTGGACCATTTCGGGTAGCAGAGGCGTTCAAGCACCGTGACGGCATCGACAACGCGGCCCTGATGGATGTCGCGCAGTGCCTCGCGGACAAGCTCAACGATTTCGTCCTCGTCGTGCAAAGTCAGACCACGGCGCTGACACTCTTTGCGAAGATCATCGTCGCCGAGTTCGTCAATGACCTCGGTGGCGTCGACGTCCACCTCGACATCGATGCTGATGTATTTGCTGACGTTGACGTCGACCTTCATGCCGCCACCTCAATCTGATCGATGTTCCCGCGCTGGACGGAGAAGGTGTAGGCAGCAACCCAGGGGTTGGCATTCCACGAGCCGTCGCCGTTGATATCGCCCCAGAGGCCGGCGAATGATTGTTTTGCCGTCTCATGGAGGTGCCATTCATTGTGCGACCAACCGCCGTGAGATAGATGGTTCGCTGGCACGAAGAACTTCGCGCCTTCGGCCTTGGCGTCCGCCTCGCTGATATCCTGCAGCCGCTGAACCCGAACGGTGGTGACGGTGAGCGTCAGGCGGGAGGCCCATCGGGGCTGATGAATGGCGGGTGTCCAGCGGGTGATCTCGCCTGCGACCGTTCCGCCATCAGCCTGGTAGAAGCCGCGATCCGACAGCGCTTGGGTGCCGGGGTCATTGTGGGTCAGTCGGACAAGCGGCGCCCATGTCTCGCGGACATAGAGACGGTTACCGACCTGCCACGGCAGGTATTTCAGCAGGTCGCCATGGCGCAGATCGTGCCAGCGTTTTTCCTTGTCGCGGAAGTGCCAGTCATAGCCCTTGGTGTCGCTGCGCCCGAATTCAGTAATGGGGCCGAAGCGACGCAGCCGCTCAAGGTGGTTCGCCCGCCGCGTCTGGGTCTTGCTGCCATTGAGCAGGGCACGGACCATTGGGCCGGAAAAGAGCACGGGACGGTCAGCCATGGTGCACCTCGGGAAATCCGTTGTACTCGACGCCATCGAGGCGACGGCCGGAGCGAAGTTTCCCGGTCCTGCGCACCGTGGCACCGTTATCGAAGTGGTGGTGGCGTCCTGGTCCCTCGACTTCGCTGACTGAAACCCACTCGCCCCATTGCTTGAACAGGAAGGGTACGTCAGCGGCTGCACATTGGTCGCGCAGGCTGCGGAACCAGTCGGGATGTGATGGCCGGGCCTGGGGGCCGCTCTCGCCGCCGGCGATGACCCAGTCTATGGTGCGGTGAGACGGTCCAACCGCAGCTTCGAAATCCACGTCGTACCAGTCCGCAAACTCACCCTGCCAATCGGGCGAGCTATCCCGCCAGATTTCCTTGAGCTCTTCCCAAGTGTCGCCGCCGATCGCGTTGATCTGGCTCTCGCCATCGATATCGATCGCCGTGAGGTCAATCGGTCCCAACAGCGGCTCACATGAAACGAACCGCACGGCCGCATCGTGCTGCAGAAGGTGCGGAATATTGATATCCGCCCGCTTTTGATCCTCGACCGTGGTGCCCAGCCAGATATGGCCGCGCACATGCTCCCAGAATGCCGGCAGCATCTTGGCGATGTTCTGTGGGCGCTTGGTCAGCAGCAGCCAGTCGAGGTCCGGACAGTCGTAAATGAGCGCCCAAAGATCATCGCGCCATTCGGTCGGCACCTGGTTGTCGAACACGTCGGCGAGCGATGAGCAGAACACCCTGCGGCGCCGCCCGTGCTCGGCAAAGAACGCTGCAGCCTGTTTCTGCCAGCGGCGCGGCTGCTGCCAATTGCTGGCGCTGGTGCTTGAGCGTTCGCCGCCCCAGGTGACGCGGTGGCGCCGATCATCCCATTCGGCAGCGGCATAGCAATGGTCGCATGCCGGGCTGATCCTGGTGCAGCCAATCCATGGATTAAAGGTGCTGTCGCACCATTCGATGGCGCTGGTTTCAGCCACGGTCGCCTCCTGCACGGGACGGGCAACCCTTGAGCAGCATCCGCTGGAGCGTCCGGCGGTGCATACCGAGCAGGCGCGCCGTCGGAGCGACGCGGCGGCCCTGATTGAGAAAGACCATCTGGATGTAGTGCCAGCGCATCTGCGCCGGGGTCAGGTCGTGGCGGGTGATGGCGCCCTGCAGCTTGGCCATGTGGCCCGCAACTGTGTTGATATCAGCCATGGGCGGCCCCCCGACGGTCTGGGTGGTATTCCCGGTTTCGGATCGCGTGAATGGCAGTGGTGCTGTCGTAATTGTGCTTACGCAGCCAGCGATCGAGGCAATCGGCGAGCTTGGCTTCAAGGTCGATCAGCTCGCGGGCGTTGGCCACGGGAATGCCTTGGGGCCAGCACGACGGATTGGCCATTTGCACCAGGCACAGCACCTCCGAGCCAGCGAACACGGCGGGGTTGATAGCCAGCCGGTCGGCTTCCATGAGCGTGTAGTCGCCATTTGGCTGGTGGCCATGGGCGTGCTTGGCCGCATCCTTGACCGACGCAAACCCACGGCTCCACTTTTCCGGTGCTTCGCCCGCGCCCCAGTACCACATGAAAACGCCATCACCCGGCATGGGTCGCTCCCGCGCTGGTGGTGTCACCGAACAGCGCTGCGACTTCGGCCAGCGCCTCGCGCCCCTGGCTGATGACATCCTTCATCTCGACGGCTGAGCCATCGTCGAAGGTGACCATGTAGCGATCGCCCTTTGCCGTGGTCGGCCGCGCCAGGGTTTCGCAAAGCTCCTGAACGCGCGTGACGCGCTGGACCAGTTCGGCATGGTTGGGGACGTCCATGGCTCAGCGCTCCTGGGGTGCTTCGACCATGCCCAAAGCGGACAGGTAAAGTTCGAGCAGGGCTTCCTGCTCCATGCGCTCATTGGCATCCTGTTTGCGGATGACGACGATCTTGCGCAGGATCTTGGTGTCGAAGCCGTTGCCCTTGGCCTCGGCGTAGATTTCCTTGATGTCGGCCGCGATCGCCGCTTTCTCTTCCTCCATGCGCTCGATGCGCTCGATGAAGGCGCGGAGCTGGTCCTGGGCGACGCTGTCTTCGACTGCCATGAGAAACCTCGATTAGTGGATGGTAGTGAAAGGGGTAGGGCCCAGCGCGGGGGGGGCTGTTGCGCTGGGCCCCGGCCTAGACCGAGCGGGGGGCAGGCTCAGTCTGTTCGGTGTCGAGAGTGTCGTCGCTGGCTGCGACAAAGAACTCGAGCTCAAACGCATAGGCGCCGGCGTAGTAATCTTCGGGACAAGGCAACTCATCATCGGGCTCTGGTGGCCCTGCCACATGTTCAAGAGAGCTGCCGCACAGCGAGCAGCAATCCGGGATCATGGTTGCGAGGTGTTCGGTGCAGCCGCAGTCGCGGCACTGATAGGTTCGCATGTCAGCCTCCAAAGGCCAGGCGGCCGAGCTGCCCGAAGTAATTGGTGTCCACCACCGTCTCGACGATGCGCTGTTCGCGCTGGGTGAGCGGGTCGCCGTCCATCCAGGACTGCATGGCGGCCCGCACCATTTCGCGGGCAATGGGATTGGTGGCCTCGCCCGCGATGGTCTGGGCAACAACCGGCAGCACCGGCTTGACGGGAAGGGGGACGCCTGTGCGGGCGACGCGCATGGGTATGACCTGGCCCATGGCGCTCACCGCAGCGTGTAGTGGCAGGCGTCGGCGCTGTGCCCGACGCGCTGGCAGGCGGCCTGTGCGCTGGGCTGCGCGATCAGCTCGGCACAGAAAGCCGTGACGACGATCAGCCAAAGCAGCGCCGCGGCGCGCAGCAGGACCCGCACTTCGCGGGTGGTGCGAACGTAAGTGACGCGCTCCATTGCCGGGCTGTGGCGCCCCCAATCGGCGCCGCGCTTACCATGTGTCCAAATAGCCATTGATCTGACCCCCGTGCTCTGGGCCCACTCTGCGGCCCATTGCAAGACAGGCTATACAACAAATTGTTGTGTCGTCAATTGCTATTTCAACAAACCGTTGTTATCGTGCCATGGACGGTATGGGCTCGACCGCCCATTGGCACAACGAACTGGGGGATTTTTTGGTGATGAGCGTGCAGGAAGAAAAAGGGCAGAGGGAGCAGCGGCTGCGCAAGATTGCGTTGCAGCTGGTTGCCCAGATGCAGAACGAGAGCGCAGACGATATGCGCGCTGCACTAAGGTACGCCGGCGATTTGGTGGATTTCGTTCAACCGTCGGAAGACAGGCAGCCATTGCGCCTGCATTCGATCAACAATCGACCGGACAAGAGCGCCAACTAGGCGTCGTCGATCACAAACTTAGCCGGCCCGCGCCCCCGGGCCGGCTCCTCCGTTGAAGTCGTAACCGCGCTCGCGCAGGATCTGCACCAGATCCATCGGCATTCCGGACATTTCTCCGAACAGCACAAAATCCGTCGTCGCCCCGGTGACCTTGCAGAACTTGTAGAGCAGGTCGTTGGGCAGCACGCGGTTGCCCTTCTCGTAATTGCTCCAGCGTTGCTGGCTGGTGTCGAGAAGCTGGACGAGGAAGCCTTGCAGGTAGCCGCGCGCCTCCCGGACGGCGACCAGGCGCTTGCCGATTGCTTCACCGGAAGTGTCGGGCATGTGAAAGCTCATTCCAACATTTTGTTGTATCTCGCCAAGAAACGCTAGCTTTGATCCGTTGTCAATTGCGATACAACGAATTGTTGTTTATGGTCCGCCGCAACTGCGTGGCGGCCATCAATGACAGACCAGCTTACATCGCTTGAGACGATACCGGAGGTGTTCGAGGCCCTGGGGGGCATCCCTGCGGTCTGCGACATCATTGGCGCCACCGGCAAGCGCGCATGGCAGCGCGTCGATAACTACAGGCTGCGCGGGCGTCTGGCGTCCGACACTTACGTGGTGCTCACCAAGGCACTGGAAGAGCGCGGCTATTCGGCGCCGCCCTCGCTATGGGGCATGATTGACCCGCCGCCGCCCGCCGAATCGGACCAGCCGCAAGAGGCGGTCCAATGAGTGGTTCCAGCGGGCGCGCCTGGACATGGCGCCATCTGATCCTCAAATCGGACCTGTCCGCCACGACGCGGCATGTGCTGCTGACGCTCAGCTGTTTCATGAACGATGTTGGTGGCGGCTGCTATCCCACCCAGGAGCAATTGGCCGAGGCCACGGGGCTGTCCGATCGTGCTGTCCGAAAACATCTCGAGCTGGCCGAAAGCGCGGGCTGGCTCAAGCGCACCGAGCACGGGTTTCGGGGTCAGCGCTGGCGCAATACCGAATATTGGGCGCTTTGGCCCGACCCACTAGATGTTGACGAAGGTGCGGAACCACGTTCCGCACGTGTTGAGGAAAGCTCCGGAACCTCGTTCCGGAAGGTGCGGAACCAGGTTCCTACTACCAGTCCAGATCCTTTTACCCCCTTACCCCCAGAGGGGGGCAGGGATGATGGAGCACCAGATGTAGTGGCACCCATGCAGCATGTGCACGCGGTGTTGGACGAAGAGCTCTACCGCGAATGCTGTCGCCTCAAGCACAACCGTAACCCTTCGCTTACCGATGGCCGGGGCGGTTGGATGTTTCCGGCGCTCATCATCGAGACAGCGCGCGCCAATCTGGCAAAGGCGTCCAAGTCATGAGCGAACGATGCCCCTGCGTCATCCTTGGCTGCCGCCGCACCTTCAAGCGGCTACCCGGTGACCCTGCCACGATCGAGTACATGTGCGGCAATCACTACCGGCTTGCCGATAAGGCCTATCGGCAGATGCGCACCACGCTCAAGCGCCGCGCCAACCGCCATGGATGGACACCTCGCATGGGCCGCGTCGACGACTGGCTGTGGAACCGCATCAAGCGTCAGGCGCAAGAAAGGAGCATGGGTCTATGAACGGCACGCTCCCGCCCGATCACATCGGCATCCGGCTCGCCCACGCCTATCCCGCCCTTGGCCCCATTAACGCGCCCGGTACCGAGCCAAGCCGCCCGGGCTATTTGGTGACGCTGGACGGCCGCGAAAGCTGGGTGCCGGCGGAACGGTTCGAGCAGTACTACCAGGCCGTCGGCGCCATGGACTTCGCGCGGGCCATATTCGCGCTGCTGAACGGCAATGCCGTGGCGCGGAAGGTCTGGCGCAACAGCGAACGCATTGTCGCGCATGACGACGCCTTGTGGCTGGAAGTGCCGGGCAACGAGGCAAAGCGGTGGCGCGCTGACCAGACCGAAGTGTTCGCCCGCGACTGGATGGTGGTGTCATGAGCCACTGGGCAGCGCCTGGCGTCAAATGCGTGTCGCTAACATCCGAGTGGGATCGCGGCGACGTCCCCATCTTGAAGTGGCTTTGGCTGCGCTCCCTCGGCCTGCCGATCAGGGGCGGGACATACGTTGTTGCCGCAGTCGGGACCCATCGCGGCCTTCCCTACATCCGCTTGAAGGGGTTCAGCACCGTCTGGTTTTGCGCGCTGCTGTTCCGGCCCGTGACTGACCCCAAGATCGAGGCGGATCTGGCGTTGTTCAGGCCGCTGCTCGACGTCGCACACCCCCCGATTCCAGAACCGTCCCCGCTCGAACCCGCAAACGCGGGCAGCGCCAATCATGGAGAATACAATGCCTATGTCTGACCCCGTCGCCGTCAAGCGGCAGGATTTCAACGCGCCCTTATCATCCGCTACCGACAGGCTGCGCAGGGTGGTGGGCCGCGCCGGCATGCTTGCCGATCGCCTGGTTGGCAGTGAGCCTCCTTCCGACACCGTTTCCGGGCCACGGGAAGTCCCGTCGGCAGGCGATGGCCTACTCGGTGAAACGCGGGGATTCGGCTACGAGCTCGATGAGTTGGCCAGCAGGCTCGAACACAGCCTTGAGCGCATTGAACGGCAGATCGACTGACTGATATGCCGAAGCCGACCTCGCCCCGATCGACGAAAGAGGACCGCGAGCGTGAGCGCGCTCGCGCGATCGCGGACAAGTATTTCGACATTGAGGGCGAGCCGGTTTCGGCAGCGCAGGCCGAGCAGGCCACTCCCGGCACGGCGCCCGAGGCGAAGCGCCTGACGCCGAAGGAATTCCAGTTCTGCCAGGAATACATCATCGACTTCAACGGCACGCAAGCGGCGATCCGCGCCGGCTACAGCAAAAAGACCGCCGCCGTCATCGCTTATGAGAACCTGAGAAAACCTCACATTGCGCGATGCATCACCGAGTTGATGAAGGAACGCAGCCGCGCCACCAAATGGACGGCCGAAAAGCTGCTGCAGCGGTTGGGCGACGAGCTCGAGGCCGATCTGAACGACATCCACAATCCCGATGGCAGCTTGAAGCCCGTCGCTGACTGGCCTCTCGTGTTCCGACAGGGTCTCGTCGAAGGGCTCAAGATCCGCGAAGAGCTCACGCCAGACGGCGAGCTCATCGTTGCCCGCATCGTCGAATACAAGACCGCCAGCCGGTCCAAGCTCAAAGAGATGATCGGCAAGCATGTCGACGTCCAGGCCTTCAAGGACAAGGTCGAGCACGACGTCACCCCGCCGCTGCAACGCCTCTACGAACAGCTCGCCGGTACCGGCATTCGCCCCATGACGCCCGACCAGGCGCCCGGCCTCGGCCTGCCACCCACAAAACCCGCAAATGCCATCCGGCCGCAGGAGCCGGACCAACAGGAGACGTAACCATGCGAAGTAGATTTGGATTGGGCGCTGCTGCAACTGCAATGGTCGCCCTGCTTGGTGGCGGGTTGGGTTTTGTGGCCACAACAAAATCCGTCTCACAGTCAGAGGCACGCACACTCTACCCGGCCCCGCCGACACCCGCCAAAGCGACAGTTAAAACGCAAAGCGCCGTGCCCAAATCGACAACACTCGCGGCGCGGCAGGCCGCCTTACACATCAAGCGCAACCGCGCACTCTCTGCGCTCAAGAACCGTGGGCCGGGCGAGCGCGCCCATCGTCGCTGGCGCAAGCGGCGCTCGGCGGGGAGGGCGTGACGATGCCGACGGAACGGGACATCGAGACGATCCAGAGCCTCTTCCAACGTCTGCGGGCGCTGAAAGCTCTCAGACGTGCGCACGAGAGGGGTCAGGCCAGCATACGCATCACCGCGCATTTCTCCTCCCCGGAACACGCGCTGGACATACCTCTTACCCCGGAGCTTCACGTACTTGCGCACACCCAGATATCGCAAGCCATAGAGGCAACTGCCGGAAAGCTCCACGCGTTTGGGTTCGCCGAGGAGCAGCAGGTATTCAACAAGGTAAAGCGGTGGGCGCAAACTGCTGACGACACGATCGTCATCTACTGCACCAATGGCGCAGAAATGGTGGAGCCACTTCGGAAACACCCGGATCTTGACGGCGTGGCGCTCCAGAATGGCTGTATCGTCGACGACGGCGCCGCGATCCAGTGGCGGACCGCCGACGGACACTTCTACAAAATCGCTGTGCCACAGCCCGTTGAACCGGCGGAGAAGCATTGATGGCGTGGCGCTGGGCAGAATTCGTCCTCATCTGCGTCGCGGTCGGACTGGCAATGTGGCTGTGCTTTGTCTGGCTACCGGACATCATGGAACGCATGCTCATTGCGATGGGGGGAGGCCACAATGCCTAATTGGCCCCTCGCACACCCGACCTGCAAGCTGCCCCGGCCGCCGCGTGGCGTCGTTATCACCGGCCTCGCCGCGCTGTCCTGGTTTGCGCTCTGGCTGCTCTTTATCGGCCTGCCCCAGTTCACGACCCGCATGACGCTGGCACTGCTGGAAATGGGGGGCTGGCTGTGACGCACTGGACCGATCCCGACAACGAGGAACCAGCCGAAGATGTCGCAATCGACTCGCGGACAATTGCGTCACCGGCCTCCTTTGCCGATGCACCCACCACGATCGGCGAAGCCCGCGCCAAGCGCGACCAGTCAGCCGCGCAATGGAGCCCGCGCGACGCGCTGGTGAACCTGCTGCGCGAGATCGACACAGGCGAAACCAAGGTTACCGCGCTGGTGGTGACTTTCGCGGTCGAACATGACGACGGCAGGCTGGGCCATGGCTTCCGCAATGCAGCGCCGGACAATTTCACGGCGCTGGGGCTGCTGGCCCGCGCCAGTCACCGCCTGCAGGAGGACTGAGCCGTCCTCATGGAAGCGTCGCCGCCCAGGATTTACCGGCCCGTCGAGGAGATGCGGGAGTCCGAGCTCATCGATGCGATGAGCGACGCGCATTGGCGCATCCGCAACCTCTACAAGATCAAGGACAAGGACGGGAACACCGTCACCTTTCGCCCCAACGAGGCGCAGGACAAGTTTCTCGATCGGCTGTGGTTTCGCAACCTGGTGCCCAAGGCGCGCCAGCGTGGCTTTTCGACCTGCAAACAGATCCTGACGCTGGATACCTGCCTTTTCACGCCGCAGACGAACGCCGCCATCATCGCCCAGGACCGGGACACTGCGTCGCGCATCCGCGATGGCAAGATCAAGTTTGCCTATGACCGGCTGCCCCCACTGATCCGGGACATGGTGCCGCTCACCACCGACAACCAGACCGAGCTGGCGTGGGGCAATGATTCGAGCATGTCGGTGTCGACCTCCGTGCGCGGTGGCACCATCGATATACTGCATGTCTCGGAATACGGCCTGATCTGCCTCGAAGATCCGATCAAGGCCCGCGAAATCCAGGAAGGCTCGCTTCCGGCCGTGCCGGCCAACGGTATCGCCACCATCGAGAGCACGGTGGAAAGCCCCTACGGCATCTTCTCCGACATGGTGAAGCACGCCGCCGATATCGAAAAGCAGGGCCGCGCGCTGACCAAGCTCGACTATCGCCTGCACTTCGCCAGTTGGTGGGACGCCGAGGAATATGAGCTGCCGCCCGATGGCATCATCATCTCCCCGCAGGAACACGCCTATTTCGCCCGCATGGAAGCGGTCATCGGACGCCCCATCAGCCTGCGCAAGCGCGCCTGGTACGTCACCGTGCTGGCGAGCCAGTTTGGTGGCGAAAAGGCCAAGATGTGGCGCCAGTACCCAACCACGCTCGACGAGGCCTTCACCGTCGCCGCGAACGGGCTGTGGCTTGCCGAACAGATGGCCATTTGCCGGGTGCAAGGCCGGATTGGCGATATTCCGCTGGTGCAAGGCGTTCCCGTCAACACCTTCTGGGATCTGGGCACCGATGATGCCACGGCCATCTGGCTGCACCAGCATGTTGGGGCGTGGGATCACTTCATCGGCTTTATCGAGTGCTCCGGCGAGCCGCCCTCCTACTATGTGAGCGAGCTGCAGAAGATCCGCGAGGAACGCAAGTTCGTCTGGGGTAAACACTATCTGCCCCATGACGGCGCCCACCGGCGGATGCAGACCGAACGCCTGGTCACATACAAGGACATGATCGAGGAAGTCGGGCTCAAGGACATCGAGATTGTCCCGCGCGCCGACAGCGTCGAGGTGGAAATCCAGCTCATGCGGCAGGACTTCTCGACCTATCGGTTCGATGAAACGCACTGCAAGGCCGGCATCGAGCATCTGGATGGCTTCGCCAAGGTGTTCAACAAGACCATGCAGGTGTTCACCTCGGCCATTGCCAAGAACGGCCACCAGCACGCGGCCGACGCCCTGCGCCAGAAGGCCTCGGCCGGAAAGCACGGCATGCTCAACACCAACACCATCGCCAAAGACCTCAAGCGTTCCCGCAAACGGCGCAGCAGCGCCATGACCTCATGAGGAAAACCAATGCCCCATGGACATATGAAGCGAAACAGCGCATTTTTCGGCCCGTTGCCGCTCAGCCCTAACCGTGGGGGCCGAGCATGACCGCCTCGATCGACCTCAGCCAGCGTGCGTTTGCCTATCAGCGCCACGAAATCACTGGCGTTGGGACCTGGCTTCTCATCGACGGAGACTATCACCCCTGCCTGGCGCTGCTGCGCCGCGGCGAGGAGATGTCCGGCGCGACACGCCCCTATATCATCACGCTCGACAAGGCCTGGATCTGGGACGAGCGCATCGGCGATGGCGCGCAAACGGCCCGGCAATTGCTCAACATCTGCGAGTCACTGCGCCTGGAGCCGGACGAGCGCAATATCTTCCGCATCTACGGCTTTATCAACGACCACCTCGGCGACCTGATCAGCATGCCGCCGTTCCCGCCCAATGTGCGCGAGGCGGGAACCGTCATCGGCGAAGTGACCGTCACCGATCGCGCCACGGGCAAGACCCTCATTGAGGATGTCCTGACCGATGTTTGACGTTTCTGCCGGCGCCGACTCGACACGCAACAAGCCGTACAAGTCGCCTATCCCGGGGAGCGAGGCCGAGGGCGCGCAGGCCATTGTGCCGGACAAGCTCGACGGTCCCGCGATGGTCGAGATGCACCAGCGGTGCATGGCGTATTACATCAACGAGCTCGACCGGCAGTACCTCAATCGCGTTGAACGCGCCGAGGACGACGACTTCTACGACAATCTGCAATGGTCCCCCAGTGATGCGGCGACCCTGGAAGAGCGCGGCCAGAAGGCGCTGGTCTATAACGTCATCTCCGCCTCGGTCGATTGGGTGGTCAACACCGAGAAGCGATCGCGGGCCGACGCCAAAGTGTTGCCGCGCAAGAAAGAGGGTGCGGCCGCCGCCCAGCGCAAGAGCCAACTGCTCAAGTATTTTGCCGACGTCAACCACAGTCAGCACCACGCCAGTCGCGCCTTCGAGGATGCCGTGCGCAGTGGCCTGGGCTGGATCGAGGACGGGGTGCAGCCCGACACCGATGGCGAGCCGATCTATTCGCGCTATGTGAACTGGCGCGAAATGCTGCACGACAGCCTGGCCGGGTTCGATTTCGACGAGGGCCGCTACCTGTTCCGCTCCAAATGGGTCGACCTCGATGTCGCCTGTTCGGTGTTCCCGAAGCGCAAGGGACTGCTCACAGCCTCGGTCGAGGATGCGCAGAGCTTTCTGGGCAGCGACAGCTTCGGCGACGAGGCGATGGACGCACAGGAGCTGGCCGAGCTGGGCTTCTCCGCCGAAACCAGCGCGCTCATGCACGGCTATCACCGGCAGCGGCTGCGCATCATGGAAGGCTGGTTGCGCCTGCCCGTCGAGACGAAGCGGCTCAAAGGCGGCACCTTCGCCAATGAAATTTTCGACCCGCACTCAGAAGGGCACCTCTGGTCGATCAACGAGGAGCGGGGCGTCAACCTCTCCACCAGCGTGCAGATGCGCATGCACGTCGCCATCTTCACGCCGGGGGGCATGCTTTGGTTTTCCGAAAGCCCTTACCGGCACAACAAGTTCCCCTACACCCCGGTCTGGGGCAAGCGCCGGGCCCGCGACGGCCAGCCCTACGGCATGATCCGGGGCATCAAGGGCATCCAGGAGGATATCAATAAGCGCGCGTCCAAGGCGCTCTACATCCTCTCCACCAACAAGATCATCATGGACGACAACGCGCTAGCCGACGACTTCGACGTCGAGGATCTGCGCGAAGAGGCCGGGCGCCCGGACGGCATCATCATCAAGAAGCGCGGCTCCGAGCTCACGCTTAACGCCGACACTGAGCTCAGCCAGTACCAGCTCGAGATGTTCAGCCGCTCGATCGCCATGATCCAGCAGGCCAGCGGGGTCACCGACGAGCTGCTGGGCCGCCGCACAAATGCCGCCTCGGGTGTCGCGATCGAGAACCGCCAGAACCAGGGCTCCATGGCGACGGCCGGATATTTCGAGAATTACCGGCTGTCACGGCAGTTGCAGGGCGAAAAGCAGCTCTCCCTGATTGAGCAGTTCGTCGATGAGCAGCGCCAGTTCCGCATCACCAATGCGCGCGGCAATCCGGAGTTCATCACCGTCAATGACGGGAACATGGAAAACGACATCGTCCGCACCAAGGCCGACTTCATCATGTCGGAATCGGACTGGCGGGCCTCGCTGCGCCAAACCGCCGTCGATCAGATCATCGAGCTCATCACCAAGGCGCAGAACCCGCAGCTCACCCTGATCGTGCTCGACCTGCTGGTCGAAAACATGGACATCGACATGCGCGACGAAATCGTCAAGCGCATCCGCCAGATGACCGGGATGAAAGACCCCGACGCCAGCCCCGAGGACATGACGCCCGAAGAGCAGCAGCGCGAACAGGCCGCCACCGAGGCCGCGCAACTGCAACAGCGTGGCCTTATCGCCAAGATCGCGGCCGACGAGGGCAAGGCCAACAAGCTGATCGCCGAGGCCAACAGCATCATGACTCGCGTCGAGGCCGAAAAGGCCAAGCTGGTCGGCACCAAGGTCGACACGGCCGGGCGGGCGCTCACCGTTGCCGCCGACAGCCTGGCGCTGCCCCCGGCCGCCGCCCATGTCGCCGACGCGATCCTGGAAGAGGCGGGCTACGAGACGCCCAACGCACCAGCGCCCGCACCAGCGCCGCCCCAGCCGCAGCAACCCCAAATCCCCCAATCGCCAGCCGCGGCCCAGCCGCCCGCCGGCGTCTAGCCCCCCGAAGAGGACCGCCGCATGCCCGCAGCCTATACCGAAGAACAGCTTGCCGAACTCACAGAGGAAGAACGCGCAGGACTGCTTGACCCCGATTTGCTCGATGACGCCCCGGACGAAGGGGGAGCAAGTAGCGACGACGTCACGATAGAAACATTGTCGGATGCCGAGCTGGAAGACGGCGCCGCGCCGCCCGCCAAGCCCGAAGAGCGCAAGACCGACCCAGATCCGGAGGCGGCTAAAGCGGAGCCGGCCGATAAGCCGGCGCCAGATCAGGCTAAGCCCGCCCAGCCGGATGCAGCGCCAGCGCCTGCAGCCGATGCGGCGCCCAAGCGCCCCGCCGGCCCGGTCTATACCGCCCCGGCTGATATCGACCAGCAAATCACGGCCACGCGGCAGGAGCAGCGCGCCCTGGCTGCGAAATTTGATGCCGGCGACCTGTCCGGTGCTGAGTACGAGGAGCAGCGCCAGGCGCTTGAAGACAAGGTCGTGGACCTGCGTTTCACCAAGGAGCGGGCAGGGCAGAGCTACGACGCGCGCAAGCACGACTTCATTCAGTCGACCGTTCCCGACTTCCTGACCGCTCACCCGCAATTCGTGCCGCCCAACCCAGAGGTTGAAGGCGACACAGGCAACAAGGCGTTCCAGTTGCTGGACACGCAGGTCCGCATCCTGCAAGCGACCAAGTACAAGACCGATCCTTTCCACCCGGATCTGATCGGCGAGGCCTATGAGGCGCTTGTCGGCGCAGCCAGCGACCTCACCGGGCACGCTCCGGCTGCAAAGCCGGGCAAGAAGGAAACTGTGCCCAAGGCGAATGGGGAGCGCGAAATTCCCCCGTCGCTCGGCACGCTGCCGGCAGCGGGTGAAGACAATCTCAGTGATGGTGGGCGCTTCGCTCATCTCGATCGCTTGAACGGCGAAGCCTTCGAGAACGCCCTTGCGGCGCTGTCGCCGGCCGACCGCGATCGCTATCTCAACTCATAGGGGCACCCGATGATCACGCGCGACGTCAAGGTTGGGGACATTCTGGAAATCGGCGACCAGGTGTCGATCAAGGTCAAAGAGAAAAGCGGGCAGCGCGTTCGCCTGGTCATCGCGACGGCCATCTCGCCGATCAAGATGAATGAAACCGGCGTCATGCCGGAGCGCTATGCCACCGGCCTGACCGGCGAAAGCCGCCATGTTTCGGTGCCGGACCCCGAACCGGCCGAATAGGCATGGAGCAGATGGCCGACACCACCGGCTTATGGCGGCGGGCGTTTCAGCGCCTGCCGCTGGTTCGTGAGGCGTTGCGGGTCGATCGGGACAAGGGGGCGCCGCGTGTGGCCGTTGTCACGCTGACCAAGCAAAGTGCCCAGCCGCGCCGGGATTGACGTCAGGGCCCCGCCCATGCGTTGATGCGGCAGTCTGTTCTTGAGGTTGCCGCCATGAGACACTTGCCCATCAGTAATGCCCGCGTCGAAGCGGTCAGCGAAAGCTGGTTCATGTTCGTCGGCTATGGCATGGCGGTCGGCATGGGCGCTGGTGTCGGCGCTATTGTCGGCGCGCTGTTCTGGCCAGAAGCCACACTCGGCCTGGCAGTTGCCGCCGGAGGGCTTGGTGCGGGCCTTATGCGCCACCTGATCTGGCGCTGAGGACGCTCAGTCGGCGCACCAGCGATACCAGGCTGTGTTCTGGAAGATCAGAATGTCGTCGAGACCCCCAGGAACTGATGGCACAGTGAAGTAGGGCCACTCCAGATCGCCACAAGATCCGACCCGAACGGAAACGCCGGTGCCTGCACCTCGCAGAGAACAAAACTGCGTTTCGCCCCGATCCGTTATCGAAATTGTCGCCGGGTCGGAAACAGCAAGCACCTGACCATCTTCCGCCTGCCAGACGCACTCGGCCGCAGTGGCGGGAACTAGAAGCAAAATCGTGGCTATAAACGTCGTCACTGCAGCTTTCATGCCCGCGACCATAGCAGCAGACCTGCGTATCGCCAATCCGTCCAGGATGGACTATGGTTCGCGTCGCAGGCGCATGACGTGCTGGTACTCCATCAGGGGACTGGCATGGCGCCCATCAACATCTCTCTGCAGGATCGCATCTACCTTGAGCGCATCGTCGCAACCGAGGCCGATCACCGACTCGCGCAGCGCGATCCAGACATGTATCAGCGCCAGGTCGCAGGTATTGTCGACACCGTCCTCAACCGAGTTGCTTCGCCCCAGTTTCCTGACACCATAGCTGGTGTCGCCAATCAGGACCGGCAGTTTTCGGCCATTAACGGTCCGCGCGATCGGGGCTATGAAGTCTGGGGCTCCGTCGAACGCGTACCTGATGGCATTGTGCCGGACGTCGCTCGCTCGGCCGTCAATGATTGGGTCAACAGCCGTATTGGTGGCGCCCCGAGCTCGGTCGGCGGCAATTTGCACTACGCCAACCCGCTTTATAGCGACGCGAAGAATCGGCAGTGGATCGACGCGCTGGATGGACCTCGATACGGCTCCGGGCAGTCTATCCACTACCACGGCACCACCGACGGCTATACCCCGGTAGAAGCGCAACTCGCGGGTGACTTTTACACTGCCGATGGTGTGAAGCTTCCGCCAGGAGAGGTGCCCAACATCGTCGCGACGGAAATGGACGTGGCGCCCCCGGCTCGCATCGAGCCCACGATGCCCACGCCGCGCGACCAGCGCCCGCCGCAGCAAGTGAGCATGCCGACGCCTGCGTCGGAGCGGCCTGAGGCACCAACCGAGCAAGCCCCCGCCCGCAGTCTCCCAACCATTGGGCCGACCGGTATCATCGCGCAGGATGATGTCGGCACGATGCCGGAAATGGCCGACGTCATCGGGCTCGGGTTTTCGCGGCAGCCGACGCTGCGCCCAGAGGAAGTGGCGGCGACCCGGCCGAACGCCCACACGCCGCAGCTCGATGCAGATGGCAATGTCCGGTATCGGCATATCCCCGACGAGGATCTGGTGCGCACTTCCGTGACGCGGGGACTGGGCTCTCTGACCCCGGATGCAGCGATCGAGACGGCGCCAGACCCGATTCCCGCCACCGCCATGCGCCAGCCACAGCGGCCAGTGCCGAGCGATGGCGGTTTCGCGGGCCAGGAGCGCGGCCCAGTCGCTCGGCGCCCTGGCGTGCAGCGGACCGCCGAGCCCGTAGCGGGTCAGGTGCCGATGCCGCGCAACGTCACGCCGGAGGCAGCGACTACCCTGACCCGACAAGCCGAAACTGCGCAGCGTCGCGCGACGCTCGAACGTCAGCCCCAAAGCTTCGCCGGACGGGAAACCGGGCCGGCCAAGATCATGGCCCCAAGGCCGGTGTCGCGGGCGGCACCTCCCCAGTCCTTTGCCGGCCAGGAGCGCGGGCCGACGTCGCCGCCGGCGCGGGAGCCCGCGCCAAGCCGCCCAGATCCTGCCCCAAGTCCGTCACGCACCCAGCTCGCCATGGCGCAGCAGAGTTATGCTGGCCAGGAGCGCGCTAGCCCCGCAGCGCCACCACCGGCGACGGCTGCAGGTGTCGGCGCCCGGCCGCGCCCGGAACAGATCGCGCCAACAGCGCCGCCACCCAATATTGGCACCCGGCCACGCACTGGTGCAGCACCAACACCGGCGGCCCCTGGCGCGGCGGCCGCAACATCTCCGGCCGAGGTACCGAAGTACATCACGCGCACCGAGACAATCGAGATCCCGCAGACCTATGCGGGGCAGGAGGGTGGGAAGCCCGCCGCTAACAAGCGCGACGCCATTCCGCTTGGCGAGATGACCTATTCGGTGAGCCGCGACAACAAGGGGCAGCGTGCCGCCGGCGCAAAGACAGCCGAGACCATGGGGCCGACGTTGCGCACCCGCACGGTGGTCGAGCTGAACCCCGAGTGGCTGCGTACCCAGCCCGCTCCAAAACCCACACCCGAGCGTAGCGATCATGGCCTGGCCGGAGATATCCGCACGGCCATTGGCCTGCCCGAAGAAGGAATCGGGGAAGGACTTCTGGGCGGCATCCGTGGAGCGCTGGGCATTCCCGAAGAGGGGTTTGGGCCGGGCATCGTCGAGGGGTTGCGCAACATGATCGGTCTCGGCGGCGGGACAGGGCTCAGCGGCTCGGCGTCGCTGCGCAAGCCGCTCGATCAGGCGTCCATTCGTGCAGCGAACGCCAGCCCGTCCAACCACAATGCGCATGCGCTGGCCGCCATCAATCGCGGAGAGCGCTGGTATCAGAACAGCAGCGGCCATCGCATGCCAACCACGGCCATGAATGGCAAGGTGCGCCACACCTATGGCGACGAGGACGGCCCGCCGCGCTCGCTGTCCGGCTGAAGCCCGTTGGCACACGGCACGAATTCGCGTATCAAGAGTGCATCAGCGCATGACGTGCTCGCCTGCAAGGAGAATTCGTCATGGCTTTTTCTGGTCTTCATGTCACCTGCTGCAAGATTGCCGCTCCCCCGGAAAACCGGCGCCATCTGCCGGTGCTGGGCAAGCCTCAATGGTCCGAGGCCCCTGCCGACGGCAGTGTCAGCAGCAATGCCGCCCCCACCTTGACCGATGCCAGCGCCGTGTTCGAGATCTACTCGGCCGTGGACGCTTACATCTCGATCGGCGGAAACCCGGACGCGGGTGCAAGCCCGCGCCTGTTCGTGCCGGCGCTGACCGTGGTTGACGTACTGGTCGAGCCTGGCGACAAGTTCGAATGGACGGCGGCCTAAGATGCGCCTGCCCGGTCTCGGCATCAGACGACTCGGCCTGCTCCCGCAGACATTGAGTAGGGGTGTGATTCACCCACTGTTCTCGGCTGACCTGCTCAGCGAGACCTATTATGTGGACCGGGAAAGCGCAGACTTCGCCACGGCGTTCGGCTATGCCCGTACTGGCGGCGACGTCTATGCGCCGGACAGCGCTGGGACATGGTCCGCGTTCGCTGCAGGAGAGCCGCCGCTAACCGATCTTGGGCTGGTGCTGGAACCCGCTGGTCAGAACCATATTCGTGACGTCATTCCGGAAGCGCCGGCGACGGGTCTCCCCGCAAACTGGAACGCCTTCGCCCTCACAAACAACGGTGTAGCGGTCTCTTTCGTCGGGCTGGAAACCGTGGACGGGCTCGACTGGTGGTTGCTCAACGTCAACGGCACGGCGTCGGGCAATGGTGGTATCGGTATCGAGTTCGAGGAGCGGACCTATATCGCGGCCCTGGCCGGGCAGCAGTGGACCCGCTCCCTGTTTCTGCGCTTCCCGTCTGGGCACAATCTCGACAATCTTTCCAACCTGCGCACGAACGTGTTTGGGCGTACATCGGGCGGCGGGGTAGCGCAAACTGACTATGGCGACAATCTCCGCGACCTGGTGGATGAAACCACCCAGCGTTTCGGCAAGGGCGGGTTGAACATCACTCCCGTCACGTTGGCGAACACATCTGGCACAGTTGCCTATGTGCAGCACAATCTGGAGTTTGCGTTCAACTCTGGAGCTGTGTTCAGCAACAACCGGATCGCCGTTGCCTTGCCGATGATCGAGCAGCGCGACAGCGCGTCTTACCCGTGCATCGGCACCCGCGGCGCGGCAACACTCACCAGCAAATTGCCTGCCGGGCCGACCACCGACCTGTTGTTTACGCATGGCGAATTGGGCAGCACGCCCATTGCCGATGTTCCAGCAGGCGACTATGCGCTTGATCCCGATGACCTCGATAGGCCACTGGTCACCCGCGTTGACTGGGGGTCCGTTTGACCTCGCAAGGACAGTAGAAGCGGACTTTTTCGGCGTGCAGGTGCGGCGCCCCCTATCGTCACAAGCAGGGCACATCCCGAACCACTTCGAGTTGGGTTATGGCTTGCTCCGCCCGGCCGATCTGCCATCCCCCGGCGTCGGATGGGCTGCGATCAAGGACGGCAACTGGTCCGTGCTAGACGCCTTGTTCGCCCTCTGCGACGCCAATGACCTTGTGCTGCACTACGACATCGGCGGCGGCTTTGGTGGTGAAGTCCCCGAATATACGCTTTGGATTACGCGGTACACCGAGTTTGCCCAGCGCTATGCGGCCCAGCTTGGCAGCGGTCGAGGTCGCGTCGGCGGCGGCAACGAGTGGAACGACGGGAGTTTTTGGCCCGGCGACAAGCCGACCGGATTCACTTACCAAATCGGGGCCTTCAATGCCATGAAGGCCGTGGTGCCCAATATTCAGATCGTCTCCAACAGCACCACGGCGCCGGGCCACGACTATCTCGATGACTTCCTGACTGCCAATGGCGCCGGGCACTTCGACGCTGTGGGATTCCATCCCTATGTGCAGCCCAGCCAGCCCGAGGAGATGCTGCCGCTCGCTCTAAAATACCGCGCTGTGATGGCCAAGCACGGCATTGCGCATTACCCGCTGCATATGACCGAGGGCGGATGGCACGCCTGGTACGACAATGGTGAACAGCAGAACAACCAATGGACACCCGCCCCGGAGACGGATGTTCAACTGCCCGACGCCTTTGCAGCAGCATACATCGTTCGATCATATCTCGTCGCGCTGCTGGCTGGTGCCCGCACTTATGTGCACTGGGGGCCTGATGAGTTCGCGTTCTCGCAGCTCGATCTGCTGAACCGGGAAAACACCGCGTTGCTAGATCCTGCCGGTGACGCCTACGCCTACATGACTGCTCAGCTTTCCGGCGCTCGTCTCCGCAAGTCCCGCAGCCAGGGACTTATGTTCATCGACTTCACCAAGAACGGGCAAAGCGGTCGCATCTACTGGCGCAGGGATGGCGAAAGCGGCAACGTGGATCTATCGGGCAATTCCAGTGGGGCCGATGTTTATGGTGCCCCCATCACGCTGTCAGCGACGTACAACGTGACCAGTTCACCGATCTACGTGTTCGAGTAGTACCGGCGCGGGCGCGATAAGTGCTCGACTTGACAGACATCTCGCACAAGTAAACCGGCGCTTTACCACACACATTGCCAGGCGCCGCGAATTGCAGTATGCGTAACAACACCACAGCGCATGACGTGCTCAAACCCTTTCTAGGAGCATGTCATGGCCGGTCCCACGACCATTCCGTTTGGCGATCCCCGCGCAGTCAAGAAGTGGTCGGGCTCGCTTTTCCTGCAGACCAATGACAAGTCATACTGGGTGAAGAAGTTCATCCAGAACGATGACAACGCGCCCATTCAGCGCCTGACCGATCTGGAAGCCGCCAAGGGCGACACCATCCAGATCGACCTGTCTGTGCAACTGCGCGGCATGCCCACGACCGGCGACAACCGGCTTGAGGGCAAGGAAGAAAAGCTCAAGTTCTTCTCGGATCAGATCAGCATCGACCAGATGCGCCACGGCGTCAGCGCCGGTGGCAAGATGACCCAGAAGCGCACCATCCACAATCTGCGCACCGTGGCCCGCAACCGCCTGTCGGAATACTGGGCCAAGTTCATGGACGAGATGATCTTCATCTATCTCTCCGGCGCACGCGGCAGCAATGCTGGCTTTATCACCCCACCCACCTGGGCCGGCCACGCCGAGAATCCAATCGAGGCCCCCGACGCCGGGCACCTGCTCTATGGCGGCGACGCGACGTCAAAGGGCGACCTCGATGCCAACGACAAGATGAGCAAATCGCTGATCGAAAAGGCCGAGGTCAAGGCAGGCATGCTGGCCGCCACTGATCCCGAGCAGGCAAACATGATGCCGATCGATATCAATGGCGAGCCGCACTATGTCTGCGTCATGAACCCGTTCCAGGAGCATGACCTGCGCACGGCCGACACAACCGGCTGGATCGATATCCAGAAGGCGGCCGCATCGGCTGAAGGCCGGAACAACCCGATCTTCAAGGGTGGTCTGGGCATGATCAAGAATGTCGTGCTGCACAAGCATTCGAGCGGCGTTCGCTTCTCCGACTATGGCTCCGGCAGCAATGTCGAAGCCGGTCGCGCCCTGTTCCTCGGACGCCAGGCTGGCGCTATCGCCTACGGCGCCGAGGGCGGCATGCGCTTCCAGTGGAGTGAGGACGAGGCCGACCACGGCAACGAAAAGCAGGTCATCGGCGGCATCATCGTCGGCGTGAAGAAGTCCCGCTTCAAAGACCGCGACTTCGGCGTGCTCTCTCTCGACACGGCCGCCGCCGATCCCAACGGCTAACTGACGCCCAGCCCGACGCCCTGACCGGGCGCCGGGTTTTCGCAACCCCGTCACTCGGAGAATGACATGACCATCCACCAGTCTGACTACGCGAAGGGCGCCAAGTCGCAGCCGTACCCTCTGGGGGCCGGCGTCGTCGTCGCCTGTCGCATGACTTTCACTGTGCCCACCGATATCGCCGAAAACGACATCATCGAGTTTGGCTCTCTGCCATCGGGCTGTGTGCCTGTTGATGTAATCGCCGACAGTGATGACCTGGACAGCGGCACTCCGGCTATCGTTTGGGATTTCGGACTAATGTCCGGCGAACCTGGTGACACCGAGTCCGCCCGCACCTGTGGCGATGAGTTTTTCGACGGCACCACCATCTCTCAGGGCGGCGGCGTCGCTCGCACCACAGAGAAGGATGCGCTGCGCATCGCCGCCTCCGGCAGTGAACGCAGTGTGGGGGCTAAGCTGGTGACCGACGCAGCAACGGCTGTCGAAGGCGTTCTCGGCCTCACGCTCTTCTACATGGCCCCCTGAGGATCGCGGCAACACTTTGGGGCCCGCGTAGCAAGTGTGAACGGGACGCTGGCCTAAGCCCAGTGTCCCGTTTGCTTTTTTGAAACCAGCAAGGAGCGGCCGAAATGGCTCTCGTACAGTGCATGACCGGCCCGGCCGAAACCACTCTGGGCAGCGAAACCTACCTGTTCAGTAAGGACGAGCAGGGGCGCTTTGTCGCCCAGGTCCACAATCTCAAACACCTGGCTATCCTCACCGGCCTTCCCGCTTACGAGGAAGTCGAGGACGCGCCAGTCGTCGCAGTAGTTTCCGATGAGGAAACTGCAGCGCGCATCGCCGAGCTCGAAGAAGCCAACGGGACGCTGACCAAGCGTGTCACCGAGCTCGAAACCGAGAACGCCACCCTAACGTCTCGTGCCAGCGATCTGGAAGGGCAGATTAAGCTCGCCAATGACGAAGTCGTCGAGTTGAAGGGTCTGCTCGAAGCGGCCACTGAGCCGGACGGGTCGGGCGGCACCAGTGACACGGACGAGGAAACCGCCATCAGTCCCGACTCCAAGGTCGAGTCGCTGGCCGGGTTGGGCAGGGCGTCGGCCAAGAAGTTGGCGACCAAGGACATCGTCACGGTGGCGCAACTGGCCGCGCTCAGTGCCGAACAACTGGCCGCGATCGACGCAGAGCTTGAACTGGATGGCGCCAGCGAGCGCAACCAGTGGCTCGATCAGGCCAAGGCCGTCGTCGCTGCAAACTCGCAGGCCTAGACCGCATGACCCAGGCGCGCGACATCCTGGAGCGGGCCGCGCTGCTGCTCAACGATACGGCGCATGTGCGCTGGTCGTTGCCGCAGCTGTGCAAATGGCTCAATGAAGCCCAGCTCGCGACGATCCTGGCCAAACCCTCCGCCCTCACGCGGACCCGCATCATTGCTCTTGCCGCTGGTACGCGGCAGGAGATTGAAACGCCCGATGGCGAGCCCAAGCGACTGTCGCTGATCGACATCCCCCGCAATATTGTCTCCGAAGATCCGTATGTTGCGGGCCGCGCCATCAAGGTTGTCAGCCGGCAGATGCTCGATTCGCACAATCCGAACTGGCACAGCACAGCTTCCGTACCATTTTCGGCAGTTGTCCGGCATTTTACCTATGACGAGCAAGAGCCTTTGGCTTTCTTCGTTTACCCCGGCAATACCGGGGACGGGAAAGTGGAAGCCGTGCTCAGCGAGCAGCCCGCTACGATCACGGCCACCGAAGGCGACGAGAATACCATCGACGGCTATGGCACCGATCTCGACTTGCCCGAACCATACTCGGTGCCGCTGACTGACTATGTGCTTTATCGGGCTTTCGCCATTGATGCGCCGCAGGGCGTGTCGGTCCGCAGCCAGACCCACTACGCCGCCTTTGCCAATGCGCTGGGTATCAAGATCCAGGTGGAAGGCAGCTCGAGCCCAAATAATCGGCGGGGTGCGCCATGATCGGGTTTGACGCCCTGTTCCCGAAGGTATTGCGTCGGGCCCCCAATTGCCCCGAGCCAGTGGTGCAGGAGCATTTGGTTGAAGCCGCCCGCATGCTGTGCAGCCTGGTCAAGGCGTGGCGTGCATCCGTGACGGGCGAAGTCACCACCCCCGAATCGGTGTTGCTCGGCGATCTGCTCGAAGCAGAGTGGCAGGCAGAGGTGGTGGAAATCACCAAGATCCGCCTCGATGACACCCTGCTGGACCCCGTCACTCTCGAATGGCTCGATGAAGAGCACCCCGAATGGGACCGCAGCACGGACACCGCGACGGCGCACTGTTTTGCTACGAAGCTGACGCCCAACGAAATCACGATCTATCCGCGCCAGACCGGCACGCTGACCGGCCGTGTCGTGCTGATGCCTGCCATGAACGCGGACGAGCTGCCCGAGGACATTTACAGCCGCTATGGCGACCTGATTGCCACCGGCGCCGCAGGGGCTGTCCTTGGCCTGCCCAATACGGAATACGCCAATCCGGCGCTCGGCGGCGTGCTGCGACAAGAATTTGAAGGCGCCTTGCCCTCCGAGTCCCGCAAGGCGGTGCGGGGCCGTCAGCGCGCATCGCTCCGAACCAAGGCGAGGTATTTCTGACCATGGTTGCCATCTATACCAACAATGCCCGCAGCACGCTGGCGGCCGACGCGGCAAACAGCGACCTCACCATCACGGTGCAGAGCGGCGATGCCGCCAAGTTTCCGTCTCCTGGCGCCGGGGAATGGGCGGCGATCACGCTGGCCAAGTCCGACGGATCGCAGGAGATTGTGCACTGCACCAGCCGCACCGGCTCCGTTCTGACCGTGACACGGGCGCGTGAGGGCACGACCGCCCTGAACTTCGCCACCGGCGACGCCGTGCTGCACTCTCTGACCGCCCAAGGGCTCGGCGAGAAGTGGGACAACGACAGCGTTGGCGCCGCCGCCGCCAAGACCACGCCGGTCGATGCCGACACCGTGCTGATGCTCGATAGCGCGGCCAGCGGTGCGCTCAAGCTGCTGAGCTGGGCCAATATCAAGACGGCGGTCGGCACGGCCCTGGGGGCGCTGATTGCAGCCGCTACCGGCAAGACCACGCCGGTGGACGCTGATACCTTCGCGCTGTCCGACAGCGAAGCCAGCGGCGCCAGCAAGAAACTGACGTGGGCCAATGTGAAAGCCACCATCTGGGTGGCCCTGGGCGGCCTTATCGCCGCCGGAACAGCGAAGACCACTCCTGTCGATGCCGACACCATCGCGCTTTCAGACAGCGAGGCAAGCAATGCCTCCAAACAACTGACCTGGGCAAACGTCAAGGCGACGCTGAAAACCTATTTCGACACGCTCTATGTCGCTGTGGGGACCGCGCCCCCTGCTGGCGCCGTAATGCCCTTTGCCCAGTCGAGCGCCCCCACAGGCTGGCTCAAATGCAATGGCGCAGCCGTCTCGCGCACCACCTACGCCACGCTATTCACCGCGATCGGCACCACCTATGGCGTCGGTGACGGATCCACCACCTTCAATCTGCCCGAGCTGCGGGGTGAATTCATTCGCGGGCTCGATGACGGCCGGGGTGTTGATACAGATCGCGCGCTGGGCTCGGCGCAGGGTGACCAGAACAAGAGCCACACGCACACCGCCAGCTCGAGCAGCGCGGGGTCGCATACCCATAGTGGCAGCACAAATACTACGGGCGCCCATACTCATACAACAAACCTAGCGCCTAGTCAGCCGGAGGAAACTGGCCCCTTGGGTGTTCAGCCTAATACCGACCCCTCAAGCGGTAGCATTTCTACGAGTTCTGCGGGCAATCACTCGCATACTCTGTCCATCAATTCTGGCGGCGATCACACCCACACCATCACGGTCGAGGCCGACGGCGGCGCCGAGGCCCGGCCGCGCAACGTTGCGCTGCTCTACTGCATCAAGACGTGAGGCATCATGGCCGCCATCCGACTGACCGGGTTTCTCGGTGAGCAGCCCAAGATCATTCCCCGCCTGCTGCCCGCCAGCGGCGCACAGGCGGCCTTTAATGCACGGTTGGAAGACGGCGCACTCAGTCCGCAACGGAAGGCGCTGCTGGTCGAGACACTTTCCGATGCCGACCGCGTCACCATCTATCGGCATGGCGAAGACTGGCTGAGCTGGACAACCGACGTCGATGCGGCGCCGGGCCCGGTGGCAAGCGATAGGCTCTACTTCACAGGCGACGGCGTGCCCAAGATGCTTGCTGGCGGCACGGAATATGATCTGGCGCTGGACGGGCCGTCCGGCGCGCTCACCGCCACGCTGGGCAGTTCCGGCACCGGCGACGTCATCACACGGCTCTACGTCTATACCTGGGTAACCGACTTCGGCGAGGAATCGGAACCATCGCCGGCAAGCGCCCCCATCGACTGGCAGAACGGGCATACCGTCACATTGTCAGGATTCGGCGCTACCCCGTCGGGCCGCAACATCACCAAGCAGCGGATTTATCGTTCGCAAACCGGCCAGTCCGGCACCTATTTCTACCTGATTGCCGAGCGGGCCGCCGCAACGGGCGATTTCACCGACGACGTCGCCGTGGACGGGTTCCAGGAACCCCTGCCATCGGCCGACTGGAACCCGCCACCCGACGGGCTGACCGGGCTGGTCGCCATGCCCAATGGCATGATGGCGGGATTTTCCGGCAAGGATCTCTATTTCTGTGAGCCATGGCGTCCCCATGCTTGGCCGGAGAAGTATGTGCTGACCACCGACTTTCCCATCGTGGCGCTGGGTGCCGTTGGCCCGGCGCTGGTGGTGCTGACCACGGCCAATCCGTACCTGGTGGTGGGCACCAATCCCTCCGCCATGCGGATGGACAAGATCGAGCAGAACCGGCCCTGCATCAACAAACGGGCCGTTGCGGATTTGGGCTATGCAATCTGCTATCCATCCAATGATGCGCTGGTGGCGATCGATGGAACTGGGTCGGTGCAAGTTATTTCTGCCACCCTGTTCGGGCGCTATGAATGGGAAGTGCTGTCGCCGACCACGATGGTCGGCGCCCAGTATGGCGGCCGCTATGTTGCGTTCTACGACACGGTTGATGTCGACGGCGCAGATCTCGAGGGCGCTATTTTCGTCAATGTAGGGCAGAACGAGTTTCTGGGCCGGGCGCGCCAGACGGCACAGGCCGCCTATTACGATGTGCCCGAGTCCGCGCTCTATTATGTGCCCGTTGGCAGCAGCGCCATCTATCGCTTCGACGCCCCCGAGGGCGTCCGCGACACGCTCTACTGGCGCTCGAAGCAATTCTGGTTTGGTGCCCCCACCAATTTCGGGGCCATCCGCATCGACGCCGATATCACGCTTACGCCGGAAGAGCTTGCGAACCTGGCCGCACAGATCGAAGACATCGAGGCCACCAATGCGGCACTGATTGCGGCTGGGGGGGTGTTGGGAGCGCTGGGCGACGCACCAATAGGCACCTTGACCTTCGGCGGCACCAATCTCGTCACCCCGCCTGGCATGGGCGGCACGGTTGAAGTCGGCGTGATCGCCAATGGCGTGCGGATCGCCGCTGTCGGGCAGCCCAATGAGGCGCTGCGCCTGCCCGGCGGGTTCACCGCTGAAACGTGGGAGGTCGACGTCTCGTCGTCGCTGCGCGTCACCAATATCGTCATGGCCGAAACCATGGACGAGCTCAAGGGGGTTGTCGGCTGATGCTTGATTTTGGTGCCAGAGAACGGGAAAGCCTTGAGGTGTTGGCAGGGGACCGGCCACGGGCCCGCCGTCAGGCTGCGGTGCGTATAGAGGACATCGCGCCTCTGCTCGAGCTGGCGCCGCTACAGGCCACCAAGGCGGCCGGGTCGACGCCCACGCAGGCCGAATATGACGCGCTGGTGGTGGATATGCAGCGCATGCACGCGCGGCTGACGGCGATCGCCGACCTATTGCGGGCGAGGGTGCTGTGACCTGCGCCGTGGTCTATGACGATCCGGACGCCATGATCACATGGGCTGCGGCGCGGCTGGGCATTCGCTTCAGGTCTGACGCCCGTGCCATAGGCTGGGCCAAGGGCGCGCAACTGCTCGCCGTCACGGTGTACCACACCTTCGGCGAAGGCGATTGCGAGATGGCCGTGGCAGCAGACACCGGCCGCGCCTGGCTGTCGCGCACCTATATGCGCCATGTCAGTGCATTCCCCTTCATCACCTGTGACCTGCGGCGCATTACCTGCTGGATTGCCGAAGACAATGCCCGCTCCCTGCGCTTCGCGCGGCATCTTGGGCTCACCCAGGAGGGCTGCAAGCGTGACGGCGCTGCAAACGGCGTGGATCTTCTGCTCTTCGGGCTGTTGCGGCGGGAATGTCGCTGGCTGCCACGGAGCATTGTGCCAATGCCTCGCCAAGACCGCCTGCTCGCTGTATAAGGTTTCGACTAGCTGCGCATGACGTGCGGCTCTCACTTCTGGAGAGCTCCATGTCCAAAGGCCCCGGCGCCGCGCCAACTCCCAGTTCCGCCATCGGTGATGCAGCCAACCGCCAGATCGCGCTGGGCGAGGAATGGCTGCAGTTTTCCAAGGATCAGTTTGCCATCTCCAAGGATCGGCAAGCGGAAATCGACGCGCTGACGAAGTCGGTCGCCGAAAAAACCCTCAAGCTGGCCGAGGACAACAGCGCCTATACCCGTGCCCAGACAGACAAATCTCTGGCGATCGCCGAGGAGCAGCTTGGTCTGGGCCGACAGGTGGCACAAAAGCAGCTCGATTCCGCCGACTGGCAGGACGGCATCGCGCGTGCCGATCGAGAGCGCTATGAAAGCGTCTATCGCCCAGTCGAAGATCAGTTCATCGAAGAGGCCAGCACGTATGGCTCGCCCGAACGGCAGGCCGAGGCCGCAGCGGCCGCCATGGCCGACGTGCGCACCGCGGGCGCCGCGTCTCGATCTGCCGCGCAGCGTGAAGCCGCGAGCCTGGGTATCAACCCCAATTCCGGGCGCTGGGGCGGGATCAGTCGCGCCGGTGACTTGGGCGAGAGCCTGGCCACTGCTGGCGCCGCCAATGCGGCCCGAACCGCTGTGCGTGACAAGGGGCTGTCGCTCAAGGCCGATATTGCCAATCTAGGGCGGGGTGTGTCCGCCCAGGCCCTCAACACGGCTGCAGGCGCCACCAATACCCAGAACTCGGCGCTCAATGCGTCCAATGCCGGTGCCGGCATGGCCATTGGCGCGGGCAATAATGCTATCTCCAATATGGGGGCCGCCGCCGGCGGCGAGGCCGCCGCGCTGGGGACGGGGCTGACCGGTGCGCTCAACGCCAACAACGCCTTTCTCGGTTCGACCGGTATTGTTGGGCAAGGCTTTGCCGGGGCGACATCGGGCAATGCCAGCGGCGCCAACACGCTCAACAATCTGTTCAACAGCCAGTACGGGATCTACGCCGACGCCCAGAACCGCAGTGACGCCAATCTCAATGGCTTCATGGGGGCGCTGGGCACCGGCGCCGGTCTGCTGCTCAGCAGTGAAGAGGTCAAGGAAGACAAGGCCGAAATCCCAGAGGGCGAAGCCCTTGAGGCGGTCAAGGAACTGCCCGTCGAAAGCTGGCGCTACAAGGAAGGCTATGGCGACGACGGCGCGGCCGAGCACATTGGCACCTATGCCGAGGACTTCCAGGCCGAGACGGGGCAGGGGGATGGCAAGACGATCCCGGTCGGCGACGCCATCGGCCTCACCATGAAGGCCGTCAAGGACTTGGCGGTCAAAGTCGACAGTATCGAATCGGCGGTGGGTTTGGGGGCTTCGGGCCGCCGCCGGGCTCCAGCCGGGCGCACGCCACCTCCTCCCGCGTCGCGTCCGGCTGGAAAGCCGCCTCGTCGTGCCGAAGCCCCGATCGGGCTCGGCTTCGCAGCCGCCTAGCACAGGAGCACGGCCATGGTCGGAATGGGTATTGGGTCGTTTGTCGATGGCGCCATCAAGGGCTATGGGCTGCGCGAGGCGCATCTGGACCGGGAGCGCGCGCGCAAGCACCAGGATGAAGATCGCGCGTTTTTGGCCGAGCAGCGCGACTGGGCGCGGAGTGATCAGGCCTATGAAGCGGGCGAACGGCAGCGACAGACCCAGAACCGCGACGCCATCTCGGACATCAACACGGAGGCCCGCACCGCCTTTGAGGCCGAAGTCGCGACGGGGGCGCAAAAGCCCGAGGATTTCGACAAGTTCTGGAAGGACTATGCCCTGCCACGCATGCAGGACGAATTGCTCAGCCAGGGCGACATCGAGGGCTATCGCAAGCTTTCGGAGTGGGCAGACAGCGAGGACGCCAAAAAGGGCGGACGCCTGTTCGCCGGCGCCATGTTCAAGGCCAATATGGGCGACGTCGAGGGCGCGCTGGATGATGTCATCGCGGCCGGTAAGCTCGGCGGCTATATCGCCGGCGATTTCGATATCGACGAAAAAGAACCCATTGTTGATGAAAGCGGCGCAACAATCGGTTTCCGCATTACGATCCGCGACAATGACGGCAATGAAACCGTGCAGGACGTGGCGCTCGATGACGTGCCCAACGTCATTGCCACCTTCGCCAACCCTCAGGCAGCATGGGAGAGCCAGCAGGCCGCCGCCGCTGATCGCACAAAGCGCGACAACGAGTTCGACGACTGGAAGCGCAAGGAAGACTACAAGACCGAGAACGACGCCGGCGCGCGCGAGGATGCCATCAAGTCGTTGCGCGAGCGAATTGCGGTCGATCCGCTGGTCGACGGGTCCGTCAACTTCGATGATCTGCCGCGTGAAGAGCGCGAAAAGATGATCGAGGAAGAAATCGCCTTCCAGAAGGGCTCTAATGCCGGGCCAGCCGTGCCGGCGGCGCGCACCATTGTCGACAACAGTACCGGGCAGGCCGTGCCGATGCCAGATCCGGCGGCGCTGGAAGCCGCGCCGGGACTGGGCAGCGTACCCCGAGCCACGCCGGGCGGCGCCCAGCCCGGTGGCGCAGTGCCACAAGCCGAGCCACGACGTGGCAATGCCGTCATCAATGGTGTTGAAGATCCTGGTCTGCCTGCCGTCTCTACCCCGGCCGAGCTGGTCGACCAGGCGGCGCAGAAGATGGTGGAAGGCGGCAACCCACAGGAAATCGCCCGCATGCTGCGCGCCACCAATGTCGATGAAGCGATGTGGCCCGCCGAGCTCAAGCGCATTCTCTCGACATCCGCACCGCCGGCCTAGTCGGCCGACGGAACCCGTCGTATAAGTTTGCCGCGGCGCATGACGTGCTGCTTGTCCTGCCACTCAAGTGGGAAAGCACGTCAGCATGCCCATCGTCATGAAGTCCGGCTCGTTCAAGGCATCGGACCCCTTCGGCCTCTACCGCAATCGCCAGAACCCGTTCGAGGCCCCGGCCGCGCCGCAACTCTCCCCGGAGGAAGAGCAGCGCAACGCGGAAATCGCCCGGGTCCAGCAGACCAATGCGGCGACGGAGGCGCAGTTCGGAACGCTAAGCGAGGCCGAACCCGATCGCTATGAGCTGATCGACGAAAGCGCGCTGGGGCAGTGGCAAAGTGATTGGCAGGCCCGCCAGCCGGGTTGGCTGGAAGATACGGCCCGCCTGATGGGCGGCGCGCTCGCAAAAGGCAGTGGCGCCGTGGTCGGTGGTCTTGGCAATGCCATCACCGGGTTGACCAACGCCACCACCACGCCGCTGATCAACCAGATATTCGGCACGGAGTATGGCCAGGCCAATCCGCTGGGCGCCCCGGCGGAATGGATCAACACGCTGGGTGAAAAGACCCAGGAGGGTATGAGCTTTGCGACCCGCGAGGCCATTGCCAATTCGACACCAGGTGGTGACCTGCTGGACCCCAGCACATGGACGCTGGGCGAAGATCCGAGCGCCGTCGGTTATGCCGCGCTGGCGCTGGACGTGTTCGGCCAGATGACACCGGTGATTGCCGCCTCGATCATTGCGGGCCCAGCGGGTGGCGCCGTAGTGGGTGGATTGCAGGGTGGTGGCGCTGGCGCGCAGCAGGCGGAAGCGCTGATCGACCAGATGGCGGCCGAGCCGGGCGTGCTGGAGCGCGAATCGGCTTATTACCGCGAGCAGATCGCCGCCGGGCGCAGCCATGAAGAAGCGCTGGCCGCAACCAAGGCCGCTGCGGCACAGGCCGCCTTTGCCCTGACGGCCCCGATTTCCGCGCTTGGTGGTTTCGCCACCGGCAAGATCATCGACCCCGCCACCGCCGTGCTGGCCGGACGCAACATCGTCACCCGCATTGCCGGCCGCGCTGGGCTGTCCGGTCTGGAAGAGGGTGCCCAGGAGGCCGCCGAGTCGGCCGCTTCGACCATGGGCACCAATCTCGGGGCCGGAACGGACCTCTCGCTGACCGACGGCACCTTTGCCGACTTCCTGCTGGGGGCGCTGGGCGGCAGCGTTCCCGGCGCAGCGGCCGGGGCTTTGTCCCAGCGCGAAGAAATGGCGCCGCCGTCCGATATGCCGGTGCCGAACGCCGATATGAGCGCGCCCGTTCCTGGTACAGGACCGGCGACGCCCGATATGCCGGCGCCGCAACCCACACCCAAGGGCCCTTTGTCGCGCGCCGTCGAAACCGGCCTCGCCAATGCGCCGACCGACCCGAGCGCGGGGGCGCGGTACATCGTCAACGATCCGGCATTGCCGGGCATGGGGGCGGGCGCCGCGCATGGCCAGCTCGTCACGATGGCACCGGACCAGCGCGGCATCGATCCGGGTATGGCGCGCGTCGTGCTCGAAGACGGTACTGAGCGCGTGCTGGGCAAGCGGCTGTTGCAATCGGAGCAGGGCGCGCCGATGGTGCCCGACCCGCAGGCCACAACCGCCCCGCTGACCGTGACGCCGCAGGGCGCCGGCGGTTTGCCCGACGCCGGTAGTCGCGTCATGGTGGCGGCCCCGGATCTGGAACCGTTCAACGCCACTGTCGAGCAGTACATCACCCATGAGGATGGGTCGCGCGAGGCGCTGGTTGTCGACGACAATGGCGAAGTGCTGCAGGTGCCGCTCTCGGCCGTCTCGTCGCTCAACCTGTCGCGCCGCGAGGTCGAAGCGCTGGAGCGTGCGGACAATCCGCCGCCGCCACCCGCAGAGCCGTCGCCGGAGACGCGACCGCTTCTTCGAGACTTGCAGAACGAGGTGGGCGAGCCAACCACGCTGAAATTCCCTGATGAGGTATCAGCGCGCCTCTTTGACTACGGCCGGGAGCGGACCGCCTTCAACCGGATGGCGCGGACCATGGGCGAGTCCGCGCTGGATATCCAAGCCACCACATTCAAGCCCGATGTCGCCAAAGCGCTTGCCGCCGAGCTCGGCATTTCACCCGAGGGACTGGCAGAGGTTGCCGACGACTATCGCTATCGCGTTGAGCGCGCCGCCCGTAAGGGTACGGCCGAGGCAGTCAGCAAGATGCACGCGGTCAACCCGGAAGTGTTGGCCCGATGGCGCACCACCGAAACGGCAGCGTCCGAAACCGAGGCTGAAACGCTTGCTCCTGATGGTGATGCAGATGCCGCGTGGTGGGATGGATTGCAGCCAGGCGCGCGCAAAGCCCTGCTGGCGGCCGCCAAGGTCAAGCGGTCGGAAAAGTCCACATGGGATAAATTCTCCAAGCAGATCAAGGCTAAGCTGGCCCCGCTTCGCGCAGAGATGGAGGGGCTAGATAAGGCCCGTGCGCGGTCACAGGCACTGGATAGCGGTCTGCCAGATCCCGAGCCGGACGACAGCCAGGCAGACTACACGCGCTGGCGCGAGGGGCAGGAAAGTCAGTTGTCCGCGCTGGAAAATGGCACGGACCCGCTTACAGCCGACGACGAGGCCAATATCCGCCGCATCGCGTCGAACCTTGCATCGGAAACCAATTTCCCTGACGAGGCCGACTTTGTTGCCGATCGCGCCGTGGAACGCGCGCGGGCCAATCGCGCCGCGCTGGATGACGCCGCCGACGAGGCTGCGACGTCGCCTGCCAATGATCGGCCAGAACCCAGCGAAGCCCAGAAGGAAGCTGGCAACTACAAGCTCGGCCACCACCGTATTGGCGGGCTGGATCTGAGCATCGAGAACCCGGCCGGGTCCGAACGCAAGGGCCAGGACAAGACCGGCAAGCCGTGGTCGGTGACGATGAAGAGCCACTATGGCTATATCCGGGGTACCGTCGGCAAGGACAAGGACCATATCGACGTCTTCGTCAAACCCGGCACTGAGGCGCTGGACGACACGGCCATGGTGACCGTCGTGAACCAGGTCAACGAGGCTGGCCAATTCGACGAGCACAAGGTGATGCTGGGCTTTAAGAGCCAGAGCGAAGCCGAAGCGGCCTATATGGAAAACTACACCAAGGGGTGGAAGGGGCTCGGCTCCGTTGGCATCGCCACGCTGGGTAGCTTCAAGTCATGGCTCAAGGATGGTGACACCACCAAGCCGTTCAGCCCAAACACAGTCGCGCCCGAGGCGTCGTCGGAGAAGACGCGGCGCGAACTGACCGGCACTGACCAGGCCGCCAAGCCATTTGCGCGAGAAGAGCTCTACCGTGACGTCGCCAATATGCTGCGGCGCAACCGGGCGCTGGACCCGATCAGCGCGCTGGTGGCCGTGGATGCCAAGGGCTCCGAGATCCTGGACGCCTTCGACAAGCATGTCGGTCAGCACATGGCCGGCAGTGGTGGCGATCGCACCTCATTCCAGGCGCGTGGCAGAAAGCTTGAAGTGCTGATGCCCTCGGCCGATGGCAAGGAACCGGTGCGCAAGACCTTCCAGGGCGGCGACCTGGTGACTCTGTTGCGCAATGCGGTTGAGGCGGTGCACACCGCAAAGGCGCCGGAAGCCGGCGCCGTTGGCTCACGGGGGCAGTCGAGCACCGACAGTTCGGCCCCAGACGCGGCATTGTGGGACGATCCTTCCTATGACACCGACAGAGAAGCTGCCAAGGCATTCAAGGCCGGTGACCGTGTCGAATACACCAACGGCAATTTTGATCCCCCGCGCGTATTCACGGGCCGTGTGAAAAAGAAGCAGTTCCGCGGCTTCAAACCGATGGGGTTGCTTGAGGTCGAAGTAGATGGCGCCCGAGACGGTGGCACGCATGATGTGACCATCGCAGCGTCGCAGTTGCGCGCCGCCCCGAAAGAGCGGACGTCTGCGCCGCCGGCCAAGGCGCAAGAACCAGACGAGGCCGCCGTGGCGCCCGCCGAACCGGAGGGCAAGCCGACCCCTGACCCCTTTGCCAAGAACAAGCTGTTCACGGCCGACAAGGTTGCGGCGGCCAAGGCGCGGCTCAAGTCGAAAATGGGTCAGCTCAATTCCGGCATTGACCCGGAGGTTCTGGTCGACGGCATGACCATTGCCGGGGCCTATATCGAGGCCGGTGTGCGCGACTTCTCCGATTATGCCGCGCAGATGACGGCCGACTTCGGCGATCGCATCAAGCCATATCTGCTGTCCTTCTGGGAAGGTGCGCGCAATTATCCAGGGCTCGACACCGAGGGCATGACCCCCACCGACGAGGCCACCCGGCTGCACAAGGCGTTAGTCACCGAATTGCCGCGCGAGGAAGCGGCGGCGCTGGGGCAGGAGCTGGCGCCACCCAAAAAGCGCGCCAAGAAAACCGGCCGCGCCGGCGACCGGACCCTGATCCAGGACTTCGGTGTCGATAGCATCGATGGCTGGAGCTATGACGGCGAGGGGCAGGAAACCGATTTCGGCGTCAAGGGCGGGGTGAAAGACAATTTCCTGCGCGACGCGACGGCTTATCTCAATGCCGTCGCCGGCGTACTCAAGGAACAGGGCTACGCGCCCAGCGACGACGCGCGTGGCCGTCCCAGCAAGCCGGTGAGCAAGAGCGAAAGCGGCCCGGCGACATCCGGCGATGTTTCCATGACGGTGTGGAACCCTGACACCGGCATCAGGATCTATGCCCATATCACCGGTTCGGCCTTGCGCGGCATGGTGCCCAGCACCCAGAGCGGCGTGTCGATCATGTTCCGCGTCGGGCTTGATACCGACCGTTACGCGACCCGGGCGACCAATCAGTGGGCGCCAGTCGATCTGGCGGCGGCGGATCTGGCGGCACTGATGGGACGTGCGGCCGACCGGCTGGCGGCGCGCGGTGACAAGCCCCTCTCGGCAGACGAGAAACAGCGTGTTATAACGGAGCTCAAGGCCGAGATTGCCCGGCCAGCCCTCGAACCCGTGGAGAACGGCAATGACCCAGGCACCGTTCAGCCAGAGCTGGAAAGCCAGTCTGGAAACCGAGTGGGCCCAGATGCAGGCGGCGCCGCACTTCGTCCACAACCAGACGCTGCACGAGCGGATTCTGAACGCCTGGCGGACCGACAGCCCTCAGATGTGGAAGCGCCTGCGGCAGGCGGGCGCGGGCGGCCTGCTGGCTCGAGTGGTGCAACAGCGGATGTGGGCGGAGCGGGACAGTCTGATCTCTTCGGGGATGCCGGCGACGGACGCGCGCGAGCAGGCCGAGCGCAACCATCTGATGCTGGAGCCGGAGAGCGAACTGGCGGAACCGGTACTGACCTAGTCACGGTCAAGTCGCCCGAAAGCGTCAGCCCGGCCAATCAAGGCCCCGGCAATTTCCATATAGATGACCCGCTGGCCATTGTTGGCGGGGGGCAGGTGGCCCGGTTCGAGAAGAACAAGGCTGCGATCGAGCTCGCCAACACGCTACGCGAGGAAGGCCGACAAGCGACACGCGAAGAGCAGACCATTCTGGCCGGGTACACTGGCTGGGGCTCTTTCGGGCAAGATCTGTTCCAGGGCACATGGAGCACGCCGCGGCCAAAGGCCGGATGGGAAGCGCGGGACGCATGGTTGCGCGACAATCTGGGCCAGGCTGATTGGGAAGGGCTGCAGCGCTCCATCACCAATGCGCATTACACCGACCCGCCGACCGTTCTGGCCATGTGGGACATGGTCGAGCGCATGGGCTTTACTGGCGGCCGCGTGCTGGAGCCATCCATGGGCATCGGCAATTTCTTCGGCATGATGCCGCGTGCGCTCAAGGACCGCTCCACCCTGACCGGCATCGAGCTCGACCCCACCACGGGCGCCATGGCCCAGTTGCTCTATCCTGACGCCAACATCTCCGTGATGGGCTATCAGGACAGCAAGACGCCGGACAATTTCTATGACCTGGTGATCGGCAACTGGCCGTTCGAGGACACTGTTATCGCCGATCGGCGGTACAACCGTCTCTCGCCCTTCCTGCACGACTATTTCTATCTCAAGGCGCTGGACCAGGTGCGCCCGGGTGGCCTGGTCATGGGCATCACGTCCAAGGGCACGCTCGACAAGAAGGACAGCGGCATTCGCAGTGAACTGGCCAAGAAGGCCGAGCTGGTCGCTGCCTTCCGGCTGCCTTCCGGAGCGTTCCAGGACTATGCGGGCACGAATGTCGTCACCGACATCATCGTGCTGCGCAAGCGGGCCGAGGCGCTGGGCAATTCGGCCGGCACAGGGTGGATCAAGTCTGTTCCCTATATGACCCCGCAGGGCGAAGAGGTGTCGGTCAACGAATACTATCTGGCCAATCCAAGCCATGTGGTGGGGCAGATCGAATTCGGCTCCGGCACCACGTTCCGGCGCCCCGGCCTGATCGTGACGCGCCCTGATGACATGATGGCGCAAATGAAGCGCATCACCGCGCTGGTGCCAGAAGAGGCCTATCAGGCCGACAGCCGGGCCGGGAAACAGATTTCCTACATCACCAACCACACCGATGATCGCGAGGGGGCGCTGGTCAAGTCTGACAAGGGTCTGTTCATCGTGCGCGGCGAGCATCTGGCGCCGGCCGCCGATGTCGCCAAGTACGAGGTCAAGGACGCCAAGGTCACTGCCAGCCGCGTGGCCCAGCTCGAAGCCCTGATCGACATGCGCAAGGCCTATGCCGCGCTCATTGCCGCCGAACGCAATGCCGACGACAATCCCGAACCCGCCCGCAAGGCCCTCAAGGCGCAGTACGATGGCTTTGTCGCGGCCCATGGCACTCTGTCGGATAGTTATGGCCTGGGCTATCTGTCCAAGATCGACGATCCGTTCTATCCGGCGCTGGCCGCGCTGGAAGTGCGTGACGGCAAGGGTGTGCGCCAGGCCACGATCCTGTCGCAGAGCACGGTCCGCGCCGCCCGCAAGATCGACAAGCCGACCGTGTCGGACGCGTTTGTGCTGGCCCGCAACAGCGCCATCAACCCCAGCCTTGAGCAGATTGCCGAGATTGCGCAAAAGCCCGCCGCTGAGGTCAAGGCCGAGCTGATCGAAAAGGGCGCCGTGTTCGAGCTGCCCGGCGGCGACATCGTCCCGGCCGACATCTACCTGTCCGGCAATGTGCGCGAAAAGATGCGCCAGGCGCTGGCCGCGCGCGACGCCGGCGACGCCAACATGCAGCGCAACATTGATGCGCTGGCCAAGGTCATGCCGGCCGATGTGCCCTACTATGCGATCGAGGTGCAGATGGGCGCGTCATGGGTGCCGACCCGCACCTATGCCGACTATGTCGCCCACATGCTCAATGGCGACAGCGCCGGCGTGCAAGTGCACTACACGGCCGGGCGCTGGCGTATCTCGATCGACAACGCGCTCAAATCGCGACCGGAGGCTAGTGCGGGCTTCGGCACGCCGGTCTATTCGTTCCAGAAACTGGTCAATGCCGCGATTTCCAACCAGACCGTGACAATCCGCAAGGAGGATCACGAGGGCAATGTCTTCGTCGATGAACAGGCGACGTCCGAGGCCAATGAGAAGATTGCCAATATCCGGTCCAGCTTCGGAGAGTGGCTGTGGTCGGATCTGGACCGGCGGGTAGCGCTGGAGGCGGAATATAACGAGGTCCGCAATGCCTACGCGAGCCCAAGCTTTGACGGGTCGTTCCTCAGTTTCGAGGGCATGGCGCTCAGCCTGGGCAAGGGCCCTTTCGATCTGCGCGAACATCAAGCCAATGCCATCTGGCGCGGCCTTGTCATGCGGCGCTCGCTCAATGCCCATGAGGTGGGCACGGGCAAGACCTTCACCATGGGCGGTCTTGCCGTGGAGTCGCGCCGCTACGGCATCGCCAGGAAACCGCTGATCTTTGCCCACAACGCCAACAGCGCGTCGGTGGCCGCCGAGATCCAGCAGATGTACCCGGCGTCCAAGGTGCTCTATATAGACAATCTGGCCCCGGCGCAGATTGACGTGAAAATGCGTCAGATCGCCAATGACGACTGGGATGCGGTCGTGGTGCCCCATTCGCTGATCAGCCGGTTCGCCCTGACCGAAGAAACCTTGATGGCGCTGGCCGCCGAGGAGATTGCCGCGATCGAGGCGGAGGCCTATGCCGCAGCCGAGGATGACGGCGCCAAGTTGACTGACGCCATGCTCGACGACGACGAGCAGTTGAAAAAGCTGCGCTCGCCGACGGCCAAGGATCTGGTCAAGATGCGCAACCGCATCATCGAGACGATCAAGAAGCAGGGGCAGCGGGCCAGCAAGGACGGCGCGGTGTCCTTCGAGGATCTGGGCGTCGACATGGTTCTGGTCGACGAGGTGCACGAGTTCAAGAAGCCGCCCTTCTCGACGCGCATGCGCATCAAGGGGCTCAATACGCAGAGCTCGGATCGCTCGATCGCGCTGAGTTTCCTGCTGCGCTACATCCGGGGGCAGCAGAACGGGGGCAATGTCCACCTGTTTACCGGCACACCAGTGACCAACACGCTGACCGAAGTGTTCCACGCCATGCGCTACATCATGGCCGAGGAAATGGGCGAGGTGGGCGTCGATCAGTGGGATGGCTGGTTTGGCTCGTTCGCCCGCGAAGTCCAGGACGTCGAGCTCAATGCGGCGGCCGAATACGAGGCCGTGAACCGCCTTGCCGGTTTCATCAACGTGCCCGAGCTGCGCCGCATGATCGGCCAGTACATGGACGTGGTGTTCGCCGACGACATGCCGGAAATGCAGCCCCGGCGCACCAAATCGGGCAAGGTGTTGAGTGATGCCAGCCTGACCGAGAAGGAGCGCGCCGAACTGCTCAACGGCCGCACCGAGGATGCCAAGGACCGCCCGTACAAGAAGGTGATTGTTGAAACCGCCGACCTGACGCCGGCGCAACAGGACGCCTTCGCCAAAATTCAGGGCTATGCGCAGCGCTGGCGCAAGATGACCGGCAAGGAAAAGCGCGAGGTCATGCAGCAGGGCGGGCCGGAATCGCCGATCGTCACCGAAGGGCTCGCCGCCAAAGCCAGTTTCGACGTGCGCCTGATGGATGGCGAGGCGCTGGCCGGGCAAGAGGGTCGCGCCGATGACGAGCCCAATTCCAAGGCATCCCGCGTGGTGCGCAACGTGCTCGAAATCTATCGCAGCCATAAGCAGGCCACCCAGGTCATTTTCACCAATGCCGGGATTTCGACCACTGGCACGCGCTCCGTGGGCGAAGTTGGCGCCAAGACCCAGCAGCGGTTCAAGGTGTTCTCGACCGTGGGCGACATCGTCGAGCGCCTGGTGCAGGACGGCATTCCGCGCGACCAGATCGCCGTTGTGGATGGCTCCACCAGCAAGGAAAAGCGCAAGGAAGTGGCCGACGCCATGAACCGGGCCGAAATCCGCGTCGTAATCGGCTCGACCCAATCCCTGGGTGTGGGCGTCAACATGCAGCGCAATTTGCGCGCCATGCACCATATGGACGCCCCGTGGATGCCCGGCGATCTGGAGCAGCGCAACGGCCGTGGCATGCGGCAGGGCAATCAGTGGAACACGGTGCTCGAATACCGCTATCTCACCGACCGCATCGACGGGCGGCGCTGGCAGGTGCTGGCGATCAAGCAGCGCTTCATCAACGCCTTCCTCAAGGCCGACGACACAACGCGCGTGATCGAAGGCGATGCGGCATCGGACGAAGAGAGCGATATCCTGACCACGTTCGCGGAGGCGGCGGGCGATCCCCGCGTGCTGATCCGCGAAAAGCTGCGCAAGAAGATCGACCAGCTCAACAAGAAGCGGCGCCTGCACGACACCGGGATCGTCGATGCCCGCCGGTCGGCAGAAAAACTGGACAAGTGGGTTGAGGAGCGGCGCGCGGACCAGCGGCGCCTGGCACCGGTGGCGGAAAAGGTCGCTGAGCTGTCCAAAACCATGACGGGCGATGGCTTTGCCATGACCATCGAGGGCCAGCGGTTCGACAAGCGGTCCGACGCCAGAGACGCGCTGGAAGAGCTGATCGAGAACGGCAAGGGCGTTGGCCCCGGCATGGACCCCCGCCATGTGGGCGTTTTTGGCGGGCACCCGCTGGAAGTGCGCTGGGCGCGACTGTCCGACACCCCCAGACTTACCCTTGTCATCGACGGTGAGGCGATCGCGGGTAATCTGGGAACAATTGCCTCGCTTGAGGCGCGGCTGCGCAATTACAGTGCGGAGCTCACCGACATGGGCCCGCAGATTGCCGATGCCGAGCGGTCATCGGCCCGGCTGCGCGCGCAGGCCCAAGAGCCGTTCCATCAGGCCAAGGATCTCGACCGCGCCGAAAACGAGTTGATCGCGCTGGAGAAGGACCTGGCCGAGAACCCGGTCCCACCGCCGGCCTGGCTGCGATCGGGCGCGCCGATCGATACCGAAGTGCAGTGGAATGGGTCAAACCACATCGTTTCCGGGCATCGCTGGAACAGTGAAGGGTGGTTTGTGCTAGCCTCGGGCGATGAAGGCGTCATCGAGATGCCCTATGCCGAGGTCCGTGACGCCCAGGGCATGGCGCTGTATGAGGAGCGCGAGTTTGCTGCGCCCGAAGTGGTGGAGAAGGCCGAAACACCCGAAGGGCGCAAGCACTCTGTCGGCAGATCCGGCCGACAGAGCATCGAGGCAGTCCGGGCGGCACTGCGTCGTGGCGGAATGGGCAATCTGGCCGAAGCGCTGGAAGCCGCTGGCCGCCTCACCATCATCGAAACATCTGATGCAGGCGAGGGGGTGCAGGCCTGGACTGACCCGGACGGTTCCATCACGCTGGTGGCCGACCAGATCGGCGACGATCCGGTCGCCGTGTTGCTGCATGAGGCGTTTCATAGCGGGGCGCATGACCTGTTGGGCGGCAAGGAATGGGGCAGCCTGATGCTGCGCCTTGCCGGGCTGTATCGGCAGTTCGAACAGTCAAAGGGGAAGGCGCGCGATTTCTTCGACGCAGCCCGGGCCCGCGTCAGTCAGGCCGAGGCGGTAGCCGGCGCGCTGGGCGAGGGGCTGCGGGTGGAAGAGTTTGCCGCCTATGCGATCGAGGAACAGGCCTCGGCGCCGGCCGCACTGTCCAAATGGGTTGATGATCTGTTGGGCGCGATCAAGGCCTGGGCGCTGCGCCGCTTTGGCCGCCAGTTGGGCGCGGTGACACCGGCTCAGCTCAAGGCCATTGCCAAAGCCGCATTGTCGGCGGCAGCGCCCGATGGTGGCCCGCGTCCGGCCATGGCATCGCGGCGCCGGTCGATCGCGGCCCGCACCACTGCGGCGGCCGCCAAGATCGACAAGCAGAGCATCATCGATGCGGTTGCGGGCAAGCTTACCGACCTCAAGCCCGCCGCGCTGGCGGCAGTGCCGCTCAACTATTTCACCGAGCTCAAGCGGCCCGGCATGGTCGCCGTGGACCAGTACATGAAGGTCAAGCGGCAGATGGACGCCTATCGCGGCGGCAAGCATGCCGAGGTTGATGCGGTGGCCCAGGACTGGCGCAAATACGCCCGGCTTGGGCTGGCTGGTGCGGACAAGACCGGCCGCGCCCGTGCTGCAGCGCTGGCCGACCTGATGCACGAAACCACCCTGGCTGGCATTGATCCGTCATTGACCGACGAGGAAACCAGCAGCAAGCCGGGCTATGACGCGCTGCGGGCGCGGTATCTCGCGCTGCCCCGGTCCGGTCAGGAGCTCTACCGCAAGGTGCGCAACACCTATCGCGATCAGGCCGACGAGCTCGACATGATCCTGCTCGACAATGTGCGAAAGACGCAGGAAATCGCGTTCCGCCGCGCCGAGGATAAATATCGGGAGCGGCTGGATGAAATCGCCCGGTCGAAAATGTCCAAGCTCGACAAGAGCCGCGCCGAGGCCGAAGCGCAGCGCACCTATTCGCAGGAGATGGGCAAGGCGACGTACAACATGAAGGCGCGCATGACCAAGTTGCGCATGGCCTTCGAGGCCAGCAAGGTGCCCGCGCCCTATTTCCCGCTGGCCCGCTTTGGTCAGTATTTCGTCACGGTGCGCGACATCGAGGGCAATGTGCTCAGCTTCTCCCGCCGGGAAAGCGATACCGAGCGCCGCAAGCTCGAGCGTGACATGAAGGGCGCCTATCCGAACCACCAGGTGGAAAGCGGATTGATGGCCGATAAGTCCTCGGCGCGCGACATGATGGACCCGCGCATCGTCGCTGAAATCGAAACGCTGCTCGGCGACGCCAGCGTCGATCCACGCGTCATGGACATGATCTGGCAGCGCTACCTCGAAACCATGCCGGATCTGAGCGCCCGCAAGCGCTTCATCCACCGCAAGGGCGTGGCGGGCTTCGATGGCGATGCGCTGCGCACCTTTGCCAGTAACCAGTTCCACGCCGCCCACCAGATGGCGCGGCTCAAATATGGTCTGGAGCTGTCCGAGCTGACCAACCAAGCGGTGGATCAGGCCAAGAAGGCTGATGACCCGGTGCGGGGCATGCAATTGGCCAACGAGCTCAAAAAGCGGCATGATTGGGTGATGAACCCGACCGGCTCGCGGGCCGTGCAGGCGGTCACCTCGTCGATGTTCGTCTGGTATCTGGCCGCATCGCCGGCGGCGGCGCTGATCAACATGGCGCAGACCCCAATGATGGCCATGCCAATTCTCGGCGCGCGGCTGGGCGGTCTGCACAAGGCGGCGGCTGCGATCGGCCGGGCCAGTGCCGACGTGATGCGCGGCAAGGGCAGCGCCGTCAACGCCAAGCTGACCGAGGATGAACAGTGGGCAATGACCCAGTTCTATTCGAGCGGCATGATCGATCGCACGCAGGCCCATGACCTGGCCGGGGTCGGCGAGGTGGGCGTTGCCTACTCGCCGGTTCGGCAGAAGGTGATGTCGGTGATTTCGTGGGCGTACCACAATGTTGAGGTGTGGAACCGCGAAGTCACGGCGCTGGCGGCCTACCGCCTGGCGCGGGAGCAGGGGCACCACCAGACAAAGGCCGTGGATATCGCCCATGAGCTGACCTGGATGAGCCACTTCGACTATTCCAACGCGTCGCGGGCGCGGCTGATGCAGGGCGATTTCGCCAAGGTTGTGCTGACCTTCCAAAGCCACCAGCTCAATATGTGGTATCGGCTGTTCCGCGACATCCACCAATCGTTCAAGGGCGAGACGGCGCAGGCCCGCAAGGAGGCTCGGTACCAACTGGCCGGCGTTATGGGCATGACGGGTCTGTTTGCCGGCGCATCGGGGTTCTTCGGCTACAATGTGCTGATGGCCATTCTCGGCCTGGCCTTCGATGACGACGATGACCCGCGCGGTTTCAAGGATGAATTTGAGGGACATATCATCGACCTGCTGGGCAAGGATCTGGGCGGTATCGTGCTCAACGGGGCGCCGGGCCACCTGACCGGCATCGACCTGACCACCCGGCTTGGCATGCCTGACTTCTTCGTGCGGGCGCCGGACGGCGGCGCGGAGGGCCGCGACTGGTTCCAGGAGCTGATCGTCGGCGCCATGGGCGTTGTGCCTTCGACCATGCTCAACGTTGTCGACGGCGTCGGCCTGGCGATGTCGGGCAACGTGGTGCGTGGTGCCGAAATGGTGTTGCCCAAGGCGCTCAAGGATCTGATGCAGGCCTATCGCTATGCGAGCGAGGGTGTGTTGACGCGCCGCGGCGACGTGACGCTCGATCGCAGTCAGGTCAACGCGCTGGATGTGCTCATCGAGGCGATCGGGTTCACCCCGGCCAAGGTGGCGGAAACCTATGAACGCATGGGTGCGCTCAAGGACGCCGAGCAGAAAGTGCTCGACGAACGGCGCGCCCTGATGAACCAGTTTGCGCTGGCCGTGGCCCTGGGTGATCCCGATGCGCGCCGCGCCGCGATCGAGGCCATCAAGGCGTGGAACCGCAAGCCATATGCCCGCATGGTGCCGATCACCGGCGACTCGCTGACCCAGTCGCTCAAGTCGCGGGCGCGCAATGCGGCCAAGCGTCAGGATGGCGTGCTGATCCCAGATCCGGAGCTCAATCACTATCTGCGCGAATTGATGCCGGAGCACCTTTACTGAAGGAACCGGGGGCGGGCTTCCCCGTTTCCTAAAATCGCGGTATGAGTGCTGCAGCGCATGACGTGCTGTTCCGAACAAGGACAGCAATCATGCCGCGTTTCCCTCGACCGACTCTGAAACTGATGGCCGAATGGCGCAAAGTGTTGCGCCATGCGTGGAGCGTGCGCCTGTTGGCGCTGGCCGCGCTGTTCAGTTTTCTCGAAGTGCTGCTCAACCTTGCCGGCGCCTCCCTCCCATTTCCCCCAATCGTGACGGCCCTGGCGACCGCGCTGGTGACAGCGGCGGCCTTCGTGGCGCGTTTCGTGGCTCAGAAGGATCTGCCCGAATGAAAACCCGATTCAAGACTGCTGCCGGGGCGCTGGGTGCGCTCGGGCTGATGGCCACCGCCTTCATTGGCGGCTGGGAAGGCAAACGCAACACGGCATATCAGGATATCGTCGGCGTCTGGACGGTCTGCTACGGCGAAACCCGAGGGGTTGAGCGCGGCGACTACTTCACCGATGACCAGTGCATCGCCATGCTTGGCAATGGCGTCGTTCAGTTCGAGCAGGGCGTGCGGCGTTGCCTCAACACGCCTGACGCGATCCCCGACAAGCCCTATGCCATGATGGTGTCGCTCGCCTACAACATCGGTGTTGGGGCATTCTGTGGCTCCACCGTGGCACGTCGCGCCAATGCTGGCGACATCACGGGCGCCTGCAATGCTTTCACCATGTGGGTCAAAGCTGGCGGCCGCACCGTGCAGGGGCTGGTCAATCGTCGCAATGCGGAAAAGGCCGTCTGTCTTGAGGGTGTGACGGGCTGATGCTGCGGCTCCTGGCAAATCTCTCGCCGGTCATCGTGCTGCTGCTGGGCGCCGTCCCGGCAGCTACGGCCGGTTGGTTTGCCCATGGCGCCAAGTTCGCACTGGTGGACGCCCCCGCAATTGCCCGGGAAGCGGCGCAGCGTGCTGACGATGCCTGTGCCATTCGTGTCCAGGCGGCAGCGGACCGGGCCGAGGATGCGGAGCGCAACCGGCAGAAGGCGGCCGGGGCAGAGGCCCTGCGGATCTACCAAGAGGCGCTGGCGCGCAGCGAGCTCGCCATAGAGCTGCAATCGCGGCAGATGTCGGACGACATCGCCCGCTATGAAGCCCAGCTCGAGGCCCAGGGCAGGACCTGCCCGCTCAGTCGCGACGATCTGAACTTCGTATTTGGACCGGGGGGCGCTGGACGATGAACCGTTTTGTCATCCTGACTTTCGCTGCGCTGGTCTTGTCGGCCTGCTCCACGACGGCGCAGAACCGGCAGATTGATGCCGGGGTCCGCATGGGCATCGCCGCCGCCGGCGTCACCGTCCAGGATCAGCCCGACATCTGTGGCAAGACCTTCCCGGATCTGGAACAGCATGAGGGCGAGGAGGCGACCAGCCTGCTGCGGCGTTACGTGCTCTATGTACGCGGCCCGGTCAACGAGCGGCTGCGGACCTGCTACCTTTTCAACAAGACCCAGTTGTTACGGCTGGCCGCTGCTTCGGAGCCCCAATAGGCATGTCACCGTTCAACAACTTCATGTTCTGGGGCGCGGTGGCTGGTGCCATGGCGTTCCGGGTGCTCTCGTCCCCCGTCAAGCCGCTGCGGGTCGTAGCAATCGGCGCCTTTGGCGGCCTGTTCTCGGCGGTCATTTTTACCAATGCCATCGTCACACACTTCAACCTCGATCCCGAGGTCTATTCGCCGGTGGTCGCTGCCGTGCTGACCCTGACGGGAGAAAGCCTGTTGCGCTGGCTCATGGTCATCGCCAAGGAGCCGATGAAGGGCATCGACCTGTTGAAGGCATGGAGGGGCAAATGAGGACGTTGTTTGAGGGGATCAATAAGGGTGTCGTCATTGCGTTCCTGGCCGCGCTGGCGCTGACCCAGCTCGCCCCCGCCAGCTTGTGGTTCGAGGTGCGGTCAGTTGAGGTGCTGGACAGTGTCACCGACGCGACACCCGTCATGGTCATTGACCGCATAATCCATCGCGATTTCTCTGGCACATACACGGTCGATGTGGAGAAGCTGCAGCCCAGCGGCCGCTTTACAGTGGTGTGCTCGGCTCGAAACTCGACGAACTACCGCGCTGACGCCGAGCTACCAGATCCGGTGACGCTGGACTGGTGGACCTGGCCGGTGAATTGCCAGATCGGGCCGGGGCAGTATCGGGTCGAAACGCGCTGGCGCATCGAGCCCGATTTCTTCCCCGACAAACAGGTTGAGTTTATCTCGAACGTGTTCAGCGTAACGGCCCTTTAGCCAACCGGTCTAGCACCGCAGTCATTGTTTTATTGATCTGGCGGGCCTCGGCGATCTGGTCGAGAAGTTTGGCCTGCTGGTCTGCCGTCCACTGCGCGCCGCCATAGAAGTCGACGGCGCCGTCGGCGTGGGCAAGGGGCGACAAATTCGGCCCTTTACCCGGCGGGTTGCCGATATGCCGCCAGTGGGTCAGGTTGGCCGCCACTGACGCCGGCATCTCTCCATAGAAGTTACCGCTGGATTTGATGGTCCACACACCATCATGGTGCTGCTTCATTGCGAGGAGCCACCCATAGTCGCGCTCCCAGACGATGATCTCGGCGCCCAGCAGCGCGGTCTCGATGGGGTACCAACCATCAGGTTCCGCTGGGCCAGGATCATAGACGCGGTACCCGATAGTCTGGCGCGTGTTCATATCGAGAAGGATGGCGCAGGGGCCGGGAATATCCCGCACGATGGTCGGTGCGTCATAGTTTAGGAACTCGACAAATCCGGCTTCTTCGTTGCGTGTTTCGATCATCGCGCCATTGGTAGATGCAGGTTCGAGGGCGGAAAGGATAGCCCGCATTTCGTTATCCGTGGCGAACGGCACCACAACCGACCCGCCGCTATCGGAATGGCCCGGCACGTTGCGCTTGACATGCGCCTTCACCCCCGGCTGGGGCGAGGTTGAAGCGGCGCCAAGGGCGGCCTTGTAGCATGCCACTGCCAAGGTGCGGGTGCGTTCGTCCAGTTCATGCCAGAACGTGCCACCAATGGGGCGCATTGCTTCCCAGACATGATCACAAGCTTGCTCAACGCTGGCATTGGTATCGGTCATTGCTCAATTTCCTTGATGGCCGCATCCCGCGCGGCATTGACCTCGGCCATGGCGGCCTGGCTGCCGCCGGGTTTGTCGGGATGTTTCATGGCGGCGAGACGCCGGTAAGCTTGTTCGATATCCGCGCGCACCGGTGTCGGCGTGGAAATGCCCAGGACAGCCCGCCAAGACGGTTGGTGCCCGCCGGGCGCTGGCAGCGCGGTGAACCCGGCAAATGTCGCCCGCACGAGCGCGAGGGTGCCGTGACGTAGCTCCGTGCGCCGGGCCTCGATCACATGGTGGATGGCCTGCAAATTGGCCTCGACCTTGGCGTAGCGATCGACCGGGATGCAGATCTGCATCCCTTCCCATTTGAACCAGATGGCGACACCAGGATCTGCTGGCCGGGACTGCCCCAGCGTGACATTGGACGAGATCACCACGTCGGCAACATCCTTGCCACTGTCCTTGCCGAACAGCCGCAGGGAGTTTTCGACATTGTTCATGGCGCTGGCCAGACTGGTCTTGAAAGCGCCCGTCTGGCGCTCGTCCTTCCAGCGGGGAATCGTGGTCGGCCATGCAAGGGGGTAGGGTGTGGTCATTCGAAGTCGCTCCTGTGCGGCTCACGGGCCTCATGCCGCAGTCGAAGTAGTCGCATGTTGCGTGTACGGACTTCGCCAGACCCGAGCAACGGGTCCCCAAGCCGATACCCGGGCCAACCGTAGAACCATCGAAACCATGCAATCCGAAAGCGTAGCCATTTGAGTAGTTTCATTGTACGACCTCCGACCCCTCATGGTTGGTCAAGCTGCTCAAGCGCAGACTGCGGCCGTCAGCGAACAAGTGATCCCACGCTGAAATAAAGTCGGTGTCCGGGCTGAATTGCTGCGCCACGACGCGCTCGATGATGCCAATAATGCGCTTTTCGGCCGCCTCATGGCTTTCGGCCTTGAATTGGTAGCCATGATTGGCAGGCTCGAGCAGGCGCGGCGGGAAGGAAGTTTCGGGGTGCGCTGGGTCGAGCGCGAACACCGTCACCTCGTGCGTCGCGCCTTCCATCATGACCAAGGCGGGCTGCTTGGTCGGCGTCGTCAGGTCCACCAGCGAGAACATGTAGCTGTGCCACAGGGGATGCGCAAAAGGCGCTTTCACCCACCACATGCGCCCGAAGGGCTTATGTTTGCGGTCCTCAGATTTCAGTAGTCCATAGGCGCAGGTCATGCGGCCACCTCTTTGAGTGAAACAGGTTTGAAGAAGGCCCGGCGGTGCCAGTGAAACGCCCTGGCCATAACGCGCGGGTCCATTGGCCGCGCGGCAGACGGCACCACCAGGTGGCGCCCCTCGATGTCGTAAAAGCGCCCGCCGATTTCGGACCAGACATGGTTGAGGTCCGACCACGGCCGCGCCTCCGGCCAGACGGTGCGCAGGGTCAGGAACAGGTGAAAGCAGCCTCCCCGGGTGTAGATCCGGACAAAGTCGGGATGCGTCGCCCGCAGCACGGCAAGAAACCGTTCCACAGGGTCTTGCAGGCCTTGGGCGAGGACGGGGGCGCTGGTCACCGGCCGATCCTCATAGTGACACCGCGACCAAGTCGGATGACATTGGGGTCCGCGTCCTCAAGCGGTCCCAGCAGCGCCTTCATACGATTGCGCAGCGGCGAGGGTGCCGTGAGCTTTGAAAGTCGCTCCAGATCAGCCCAGTTCTCAACCAGAGCGGCCCAATAGGGCGAAACGGCCGCCATTTCCGGCAGGCGGGGCTTCCATTCGGGTATCAGCTCGAGCAGGCGCAAGCACCGCCCCAGATCATCCCCGTCATGGGGATGATCCCGATATCTCGGGGTTTCTCCCAACATCATGGCGCAGAGCGTCTTCGACGACGCACCCGTGTCTCGGCCGGCGCGCCATTGCGCGGCCCGTTCTTCGATGCTGCTCATCTGCGTGTCCACGTCGTACGTACTGTGAATTCACCACCCGGCCGCCCCAGATCGACACCGAAGTGGATGGTGTCGCCCTCGGTCCAGACCTGCGGGATGCGCCAGACGCCATCGGCGCCGCGGGCAAAGTCGATGGCGCCGTGCTGCGGCGGGCGGAAGAACAGATCTTCACGAAAGATCCGGGTGAACCCCTGGGGATCAACGGTGCCCGCCGCCATGCCGTAGAGCATGGCGTCCAGGAAATGGTCGTGGATGTCGCGGGACCAAACAGGCATCAATCCTGATCCCAAGTGTCGACGTCATCGCTGGCGCTGGGCGGGGGCAGCAAGTCCAGAGGGATCGTGGCTCGAACCGGCGCTGGCAATTGCCATTCGCTCGTCGGACCTTTGCTGGCTGCCACCTCGCGAGAGCATGGTGTAAGGCGATAGATCGATCCGCCGCCCTGGAAGATTGGGCCCAGCAGCTTCCCGGCAAAAACCGGTTCGACCTGCAGCATCTTGGTGCCAAACCGATCCACCTCGTCGATGCGGCCGATCAGGGTTGTGTGACCCAGCAGCTCGACGATCGCGTATTCGCCATCGGGCAGGGTGATTGCGCTGGTTTCGGTTTCAGACATGGCGGTCTCCAAGGAAAAGAATGCGGACGCGATGGAAAGGGGCGAGCATGCGCATCCAGAACAGCGCGCGGCGGATCTTGCGCTGGAGGACCTGGTGGCGCGCTAATTGATCGGGCAGGGGCATGGTGCATCCCTTGCGCTGATTGCAGGGACGATGGGCAAGAGCCCAATTCAGAATGTGGTGCGGTCCCCCAAGCCCTCGGGGGATGACATGGTCAATGGTCGCGTGCCGCTTGCGCATGTAGCGGCCGCATATGCTGCAAACCGAGCCCTGCACCGAAAACAGGAAGGCGACGACGTCGAGACGCGACAGACTGCCGAGCGCGTTGCCGTAGTAGCCGAGAGGAGAATAGGTCATGGCGCTGGCACCTCCGCCGGCGGCACCGGCATTCTGGCCATGCGTCGATCGGCGACAGGGTCCAGTGAGAACCAGAGCGGGCCCGGCAGCACCCAGATGTGGTACATGTCCGCCTCGTCTATGATCTCCGACTGGGGAGGATAGACCTCTACGGCCGTCGCGTCAGATCCGGCCAGCTCATCCTTGATGCGCTGCATTTCCGGCCAGGTGGGGCGCACCTGCGTCAGAGACGACACGGCCAGGTGCACCACACCGCCGCGCACGTAGCGGACAAGCACGGAAAACACCGCATTTCTGTGGGCGAGGCGGACCTCATTGGTCCAGCCGCGCCCGCCGATGCCGGCCGGGAAGGGTAGGGTCTCCCATGGTCCCCAGTCTCCCGATTTGCGCGCTGCAGCTTCCGCACGCAGAAGACGTTTCCGCTCGTGCCGGGGCAGGCTTTCAAGAACATCGTGGCTCATGATCGCCACTCCGCCCGGATGGTCTTGGCATGCCGCCCAACGGCATAGACGGACAGACCGAGGGCTGCGGCACACTCGCGGTTGGTCGCGCACAGGTGGGTGCGGAAATACTCGCGGACGGCCTCAAGGTTTGCCTGGCCGATATCGACCTGTTTCCAGTTGCGCTGGAGGGATAGCTCCGCGTGGGCTTGTTCGAAGATGGTCATGCTGCGACCCCTTCCTGCGCGAGGGCAGCGTGGATGCCCGCCAGTCCTGGGAAGCGCTGTTCGGCCTTGTACTCGTCGTAGCGTTCGATCGCCCAAACGATGGCGCGGCAGCACCAGATGAAATGATAGGTGTAGTCTTCGAGACGGTGGTCCCAGAATTCATTGAAAGGGCTATCGCCCTTGTGGTCGTTGTAGGCGATGGCGTTTGCAACCGCTTGTTCGACGGTCGATGGCTGGCTCCAATCCAGGAGCTCGTATCGGACATCCCGCCAAATGCGCATTCGCTCCGGAGTGCCCTGCAGGTAGTGGGCCTTGAAGTCAGACACTATGGCGCGGCGATACAGGCGTTCCGAGAATTCCATGTGGCCGCTGCCGCGCTGATCCGCCTGCAGCTTCTCTGCCCAATAGCTGGGGTTGATGTGGCCTTCGTCGTCGCGGAAAAACTCGAACATGTCCGGCAGCCGCGCGAAGACGTAGCAGCCCATGTCTCCACTGATGGCCAGATGGCCAGGCCAAGTCGTGATGTGAAAATATCGGTTGCTGGTTTCTGGCCGTTTGAACGTCAGGTGCCGGTGCAGGTCACTGTCGATCCCCACATTCATTTGATGCCCGGCGACGTGCCCGAGGAATTCTTCGTTGGTGGGATCGGCCCTCATTTCCACACCCCGCTTGCGCTGGCGGCGGTGGTCAGGCTATGACCTTGCTGGCACCCCAAACTGTGTAACAAACTGTGTAACACGTGTTGGCGGAGATGCCTGATTTTCTGGGCTGAGGGGGTGCCATTCGAATCCCTCCCTGCCCGCCACTCGATCGGGACCACATAGATGAGCCGCAAGGAATTGGACAATTCGCGCATGCGGCGCATGAAGCGGGCGGCGGCACGCCGCGGATTGACGATTCTCACCTCGGAAAAGGCCAAAGTGCTTGGACAGCCGGGCGGCCACGCCGTGCGCGACGATGAGAGCTTCAAGATTGTTTACGGGAATGAGCCCAAGCCATTTTCGGCGACGCTGGACGATATCGAGTCCTGGCTAGATGGGCTTGATGACGAATCGAAATAG